ACAAGGCGCGTAGACTCGCCCTCGCCGTACTCTTCGTCGTCCGTCACATAACGGACCTTCTCCAGCACAAACTTGGGTTCCAATGTTGTTTTAACGGCTTCAAGAGAAAATACATTCCATTTCATCAGACCGGCCTCCACTTCTTTTCCCACTGGTCGTATTCGGCAACTTCACGCTTTACGGTTTTGCCGTTTTTCGGTTATTGAAGATTTTTCGTGGTTTTACTACTTTTAATTCACACTACACAAACAATATGCCAGAATTTTTTGCAACAAATTTGCATTTTCCGGCGGCTATTGAGTTTGCGTTAGTGTCTTTGTATGTTGTTGCTTCCCCATTTTTGGAACCCGCTATTCCTTGCATTACATGAACTTGCTTTCCGATAAGAAATACGCTTCCCGGATAGTTGCGGTTCATGTTTCTGTATGTTGGATGGTGCTCTTTTACTTTAAGATTGCAAACGTCATTAGGTTGGCGTTGGCGAAACTCTTCCAAGCTGTCAGTCGTCTGCTCAGTAGCTTTATGTCGATTTGTGGCAACCATCTTGCCATTAAACGTGTACACACGGCTCATGTTTTCGTTATTTAGTGCTCGTCTATCGTGACGGCGGAACTGTTTAAATTCATACGGCACACGGCTATTGATGGTTTTATCGCAAGTATCGTTAGGCAGGACAGAACAAGCAATGCAGTAAGCATCGAGCCAATGGTCTTTGCTGACACCGTGTGCTGCACGATAGTCGTAGGTGCTTTTACCATTGGTCACAAAGAAATGCTTCAGGAAAAGAGAACTCAACTCTTTCGTCAGTGTCGGAATGATTTGATTCAACACACTCAAAGCACCGTATTTTTTGTTGAGTCCGGTTTTCTTTTTGGCGAGTTTCTTTTGCCATGTGGTATCCTTATGTACAAGGTCGTGGTGTTTTGCGCATAAGCCAACGATGTTCCCAATAGTATTGCTGCCATTTTTATGCTGAGGCACCACATGGTGGTAATGGTCAATCGGTTTTTTGCAAAACAGGCAATGGTGCTCCTGCATTTCAGAGACGGCTTCTTCAAGGCTTGCTTTTTGATAGAGCGGACCTTGCTGATATTGCCATTTCTGAATGTTAGGATTATCCAACTGCATAAACGCAAATTTATTAACCTCAAGCACAACATCACTGATAGGAAGAAACTTCTGAATTTTCTTCACCAAGTTAATGTGTGTCTGCAGCAACTGATTTGCGGTAGGTGTGAGCCAGCCTTCCGGTTTTACACGATTACTAAACTTTGCTTCTTTGTTTTTGATGCCGATGCAAAGAACTTCTTTCTCACAGCCGGGAAGGTGGCGTTTGATGACACCAATCTCCTTTGCACGTTTGCTGACGCTGCCGTTTTGAGCAGTTGTTTGTTTTACGCACTTTTTAGAAATGGTGCCATTTGCTTTGGCTCTCCGTTGACGGCGGCATCGTCTGCCATTGGTGCGTCTTGCACGGCGAGAGTCTTTGCGCTTTTTCATCAGTTTCGGAATTTCCTTGTTGCGGGTTTCCAAATGCGCAGTAAAGACTGCTGTGCCGTCCGTTTTAACAACAGCAACACCGATATTAGTTCTGCCGGGGTCGATACCCAAGTAGAGATGCTGCACTACATCATCGGTTTCATACAACAGTTGAATGGTAAACGGTTTTGTTCTCACGACTCGCGCCTTTTGCTCTTTAAGCAGATGACGCACATGTCCACCGCGAGTCGTAGGCATTAAAGGTTTACCGTCTTTGTTGAGCACATAGATAGTGGACATACAGCCACCTCCTTTACGGTAAGTCTCTCCTGCCGAAACAGGAGGTTGTGTTTCCCTTGGCTAGATGACGCCTTCGCATAGTTGTAAGCTGGGAAAACCGTACAAGTGCAGCTCGTCATCTTGATGTACAAAAGTACATCCGCCTGTGATATTGAAGGAACTTAGTGGAATGGGGTCATTCCACTAAAATTCTTCAATACCCAACTCCGCGATAGGAGCCACCGGACCCCAAAACATCAGGTTCATACCAGCCTGTCTCGTAGTATGTAGTTTGTTCTGTTGCTTCATCCAGAACGACCTTCCCCTGCTCGCCATAATCACCAGTATAGTTGCTGCGGATGATGTTGGCGGCACGGTCGTTTCCCTGCTGTTCGTAGGCTTTGGCGATAAAATCGACGTAGGCTTTGAACTTCTCTTCATCGCCTTCACGATGCGCGGCGATAAGTTTTCCGATGGTCACAGCGTTGATGATGTTCATGGACACACTCCTATGAAACCGATTCTAAGATTTTTGGTACTCCAGCCGGGAGTCGAACCCGGAGAAAAACGGGGTTTGAAGCCGCCGCGTATGCCAATTCCACCACTGGAGCATGGTATGTCGCCCACGAAAACAGACGACAGTTACATGACTTGATTTTGCAGCGAATATCACATTTTATCGCTGTTTTTATGATTGTATTATACCATATTTTGATGCAAATTTGTAGCGAGTACAAGTATGATTCACAAACAATTAACATCTGAGCAAGTCGCATTTTGTTCGCGCGCTTGTCGTGTTCGTCTGGTGTGAATCAGTGCTGAATCTGCTCCGTCAGAAAGCAGCCAAAAGCAACAGCAACACAAACGCGAGTCTTTGCAAGTTTCTAAAAAGGCGTTTTCTTGGCTCAGGGCTTGCTCTCTGCTGGTGCTGGCGTCCAGTATAAGAGCGTTCCGAGGATATCGCACATCGGTGCTGCCTCGAAGGAGCAAAGCGTTTCCAGAGCGTCTCTGAGGCGCTGCTCGTAGTCTGTGCGCTGCATATCAAGGGGGACCAGCACCTTGTAGGAGCCGAAAGGCGCTTTCAGAACGGGAGATTCGGATGCTGAATTCACAGAAGGGTCGCTCTCCCAGCCGCAGGTAATGAGATAGTCATACAGAGCATAGGGGTTTACAGCAGAGACTGTCTTTCTGCCATCAAGCATCTTGTAGGCACGGAGATACTTGGCTTCTCGCGCAAGGTCTTTGTTTGTGAGAGGATACGGGATTCGGTTAAGGTCCATGTTGCTGACGAGGTCTGCGCGTTTTACCTTGACGGCAATGTCGTTTTGCTTAACACGCCAGATATACTCTGCGTAGGTCATATCTTTTTCCCGAGTCAGTACAGAGACCGCCTCAGCTACTTTCTGAGGAAATTCCGCTCTGATGGTATCTATCGTGGTGCCGGTATCCTCCACCGTGTCGTGCAGGTAGGCGGCAGCTTTCACCAGCGGGTCAGGCTCAACGCCGTCTGCGACAACGGCCACATGCGCCGTGAAGTAGTCTTCCCCTGCCTTGTCGGTCTGGCCCTTGTGCGCCATCATGGCGAATGCCTTTACTTTCTCAATATAATCAATCATTCGTATCACCATTCTTTGTGTCGTAAGCAGCACCACGCGGGTCTGCCAGGCAATAAAAAAGGCTTGCCAGTTTCCCGGCAAGCCTCGATAGATTCAGGTCTTTGCGGACCTATGTTGTAGTGTTGGAAACGGGAGATTTACTCCGCAGCGCCATCAACGATTACGACCTCAGCCTCGGTCTCCTTAGGCATGTCGGCATCTTCCTGCTTGGTGTTGGTGCTGTCCTCGGAAGTCTCGGCAGACTTCTCGGTCTCAGCAGACTCAACAGGAGCGGCAGGCTCGGCAGGAGTCTCAGCAGGTACAGTGGGCTCAACAGGAGCAACGGGCTCGGTAGGAGTTTCAGCAGGTACAGCAGACTCAACCGGAGTCTCTGCGACATAGGTCTCGGTGTTGATGCTCTCGGCGCTCATTTCCTGCGCCGGAACCTCGACAACAGGCTTAGTCCCGGCTTCGATAGGGTTTGCAGCCACCTTAGCACTCGCGGGCAGACGAGCGATAGACTCAGTCTTGGTCTCGCCGCAACCAGTGCAAGTGTAGGTCTTGACACCCTCATGCTCAGTGGTAGGCTCGGTGGTAACGACACCGTTATCCCAAGTATGGTCTTTCTTGGGCGTGGTAGAGAGAACGGTGCTCACTTCACCGCAGACGGTGCAGTAGATTTCGGTGCGACCCTCTTCCTTGCAGGTAGGCTCAATGACACGCATCTCGGCATGGTGACCGGTGGAGTGTACAATGTTGTCCTTGTAGGAGAAGCTGTCATCTTCGTTGCACTTGTGCATCGTGTAGCCGTCCTCGGTGCAAGTCGGCGGGACAACGGTAACAGTGAAGGTGTACTTGGTGGGCAGGACCTTTTCGGTCATGGTCGCATCGCAGTTCTTGCAATGCAGGGTCTTGACGCCGTACTCGTCATGAGTGGGCTGGGTAGTGATGACACCCTCATCCCAGATATGACCAGTACCACCATAGGAGTAGGTCATGGTATGGGAAGCATCGCGCTTGCAGTGCATCAGCATAGTGCCCGGCTCGGTGCAGGTAGCCTTTTTCAGGCATTCGGTGTGCTCGAAGTCCCAGTCGTGGCTGCCGATAGCGGGCATAGGAACGAGAATTTTGCTGTCGCAGCCATCATTGGTGCAGTACATCCAACGCTCGCCCTCAGTCTCACAAGAGGGCTCCTTGACGATTTCACCGAGACCCGTATACTCATGGACATGGACCTTGGCAATGCTCTCGGTCTTGGTCTTGTTGCAGACGGTGCAGGTATAGGTCTTGATGCCCGGCTCGGTGGCAGTAGGCTCCTTGGTGATAACGCCCTCGTCCCACTGATGCTCCTCATTGACGGGGATATCGCGGACATGCTGCTTATCGTTGCAGCGCTCACAGACCTTATCTACGCTGCCAGCGTCCTTGCAGGTGGCGGGAGTAGTGACTTCCTTGTACTCATGACCCAGTGCAGGGACGATGTTGTCCTTGAAGGACTTGGTGGCATCTTCCACGCACTCGTGCATGGTATAGCCGTCCTCAGTGCAGGTAGGAGCAACCACGGTCTCGTTGTAGGTGTAACCCAGAGCCGGAATGCTCTCGGTGTAGGTATCACCACAGTTGTGGCAGGTGAAGGTCTTGACACCGTTCTCGGTGTAGGTGGGCTTGGTGGTCACAACGCCGTCATCGTAATCGTGACCGGTTGCGGGGATGACCTCGGTGTAGGTATGGCTCTTGTCGTTCTGGCAAGTGAAGGTCTTGACGCCATCCTCGGTGCAGGTAGCAGCCTTGGTGACAACGCCGTCATCGTAGTTATGACCCAGCGCGGCAATCTCCTCGGTCTTAGTCTCGGTGCAGCCATCGTTCAGGCACTTGTAGGTCTTCACACCGGAAGCCTCACAGGTAGCAGGCGTGGTGACAGTACCATCATCCCACTTGTGACCCACAGCCGGGATGACCTCAGTCTTGGTCGCGCCGTCACGAGAGCAGGTAAAGGTCTTCTCGCCATCCTCAGTGCAGGTAGCAGCCTTGGTGACGACACCCTCGCCCCAATCATGGTCCAGAGCGTCCACGAAATCGCGGTTCTCGGTCAGCGTAGCGTCCTGGTCGCAGATGTAGACAGTGTAGCCCTGCTCAGTGCAGGTGGGAGCAACCGTATCACCCTTGTGCCAAGTCTTCTCCACCATCGGGATATCCTCGGTATAGGTATCACCGCAAGCAGAGCAGGTAAAGGTCTTGACGCCCTTCTCGTAGATGGTCGCTTCCTTGGTCACGACACCCTCATCATAGGTGTGCGGGGTCTTGTCGGTGAAATCACCCTTGTAAGTAAGACCCGGAACCTCATTGCACTCATAGATGGTATAGCCCTCGGAAGTGCAGGTGGGGGCAACGACCTGCAGGATGTGGTAGGTCTTGTCCAGAGAAGGAATCTCCTCAGTACGGGTCTCACCGCAATCCTTGCACTTGAAGGTCTTGATGCCGGTCTCGGTGTAGGTGGCAGCTTTCGTCACGGTGCCGTTATCCCAGCTATGACCCTTGGCGGCAACATAGTTGTCGTTGTAGTTCATGCCGCCCCACTCGTTGCAGATATGCTCATCATAGCCCTGCGTGGTGCAGGTGGCGTCATGATGGCGCACGGTGAAGGTGTAGACGGGCTGAGACTTCTTCTCGGCGGGAGTGGCAGCGGGAGTCACAGCAGCAGGCTTCTGGGCAGGAGTCTTGGTGCCGGTGGTGGTTTTATGGGTGTTGTAGACGGGAGCCTTGGCGGGACCATCCTTAGTAGAAACATTGTCGGGGTTCGTGTTCTGGCTGGCAGCGGGCTTCTCAGCCTTGTCGGAAGCAGCCTCAGACTCAGCGGTCTTGTTCTTGGTGCTGGCAGCATTGGAATCGGGCTTGCTCTCGGCTTCACTCTCAGCCTTGCTCTCGGACGCCGCCGCGCTGGTATCTTCCTTCTCGGCAGTGTCGGGGGTTTCGGACTGTGCGGTGCTTGCAGAATCGCTCAGGCTGGTGGAAGGAGCAGAAGAGGCAGCATCCTGATTCTTCTTGCCCTTACATCCGGTAACAGAGATTGCGACTGTAGCAGCCATGGCAACTGCAAGCACATTCTTCATCATAGACTTTTTGCGCATGATTTTACTTCTCCTTTTTACTGTGTGGGGTGAGTCCCCACATCAACGAAACGATGTGAAGAGCGGAGGACTTCTGATATTTCGTTTTCCCTGTCGCTCTATATGCATTATACCACATTTTTCCTTGAAAGTGTACTGAGTACAACCATGATTAACGTAATGTTCACAAATCGCAACAGAATCCGAGAGGCTCCTATCGGAGAAAAAACGATTCTGGTACGATGAAAAGAAGCGCAAATATGTAAAAAGCAGCCGGGTACAGAGTGTATCCGACTGCTGATGGCGGATAGGGTAGGATTCGAACCCACGGACGCGGATGCATCTCTGGTTTTCAAGACCAGTTCCATAAACCACTCGGACACCTATCCAAGAATCAGAGAGTGTTAGCCGCAGAAATCTGCGTTGCCCGCCATCTACCGCGTGGAGGTCGCTCTCAAAAGATGGCTGACGAGACGAATTTGTCTCGCCCATGCCGCAGCCGTTTTCGCCACTCGGCATGATGTTTTCGGCTTGACGTAACCCTGTGTAAATGACCCTCAGGTGGGGGCGGTGCGGGCAGGATTATCGTCTTCGTGGTGTAGTTAAGGAGTACCGCACCAAATAAATGACCGTACTGCGCTTGTGTAACAGTACAATGCACGCCCAGAGACGATTTCCAAGATGGAGATGTGTCTGGTGGTGGAAGCAAAGGGATTCGAACCCTCGACCCCCTGCTTGCAAAGCAGGTGCTCTCCCAACTGAGCTATGCCCCCATGATGGCGGGAAAGACCCGCCAGTAATTACGCGTAATGAAGTTCGCCGTACTGTTTGACCTCGCGCTCCAGATGCAGCGGAATGGTCTTGTCGCTCTTCTGCGTGATATCCTCACGCGTCAGAAGGCGCTCATCGACGCCAGCTGCTTGCAGTACTTCGTACAGGTTCGAGGGGCCGGTGCCGTCGTAACCCGCAGTCAAGCCATTGACTTGCAAAGCGAAGCCGTGCAGATGCGGTGCCAGACCCGGTACAAAATCGAGTTCAACAACGACTTCGTTACTGTTCTCGTCCACGCGCTTGACCGAGAGAGCACGGATGTTCTGACTTCCGAAGGTCTCAATCAACTTCTTAGCCGCCGCTGCGGTTTCAATCGTTGATGTGCCTTCGACGTTGATAATTGCCTGCTCCATCGGAATCATCTCCTTCCTACTTAGAGTTGTCATGCGCTAAAGCAGATAACGCTCTGCCGTGCAGGGCTTTACGTTGCCCATTCGTGTTCGGTTCCGGCTACGACGACTTCCGTAAGGACTTAGCCAACCGTCAGCAAGTGCATGCCCCCGCTGACAGCTTCTTGGGCGGATTCTCAAAGAGCGCGTCACCCAATCGGACCGTGGAGCTTGATGGCAGACTCGAACTGCCGACCTGCGCGTTACGAATGCGCTGCTCTACCAACTGAGCTAACCAAGCACGGTAGGGTGTTTTATGCTGGTTATCACCCCTCAGCGAGGAAGCCAACCTCGCGTCCAGCACCATCCGGTAGCAACCCCGGAGGATTCTGCGCTGTATCCTCTCCGATGTTTTTCAGCACCATTCGCGACTGATGCCGAGACTTTCGGATACCTTCAGGTGCAGCACCTGTTTGCCGATTGATTTTTTGGCTGTCCGTTGGCATTCGACAGCGGACCACAAGTGGACCATGCTCGCCAAATTTAATGTCGTGGCGTACGGTGACGGCGACGGTGGAGCGGGCAGCGGGATTCGAACCCGCGTGACCAGCTTGGAAGGCTGGTGTATTAACCCCTATACGATGCCTGCATGAGAAAAAGCGGGTGAACCCTCTCTTAGCCCCGCCATGATGTCCGTTTAGTAGGTCGTCATCCCCGAAACATCATCTTTATGTCTCTTAGCGATTCCGCGAATCTCTGCGTGGACGATACGAAAGAATCCGGAAAAGCATTTTGGACACTGGTCAACTTCAATTCAAGCCCTGCCGTTACTTCCCTGTCAATTCGGGTCAACGGAATGCTATGGGCTGTGTAAGACTGCGGCAAACTTACCAGATGCCGCGCAGCAGTCTCGCCTTTTTCGGCTATGTCGCGTCTGGCTGCGCCCCGGCTTAACGGGGATGCTCGTACGATGCATGCTTAGCGGGACGAGATTTGTTGTTTCTGCGCCGAAGCACAAGAGGAAGCACTCGCCCACACGGCTTCCTGACCGTTTAGGATACCGCTTGCACAGGGAATGCAATGCGGTTCCTGAAAGGACATTCGTCAGCGGCAATCATAGTCGCTGTCCACCACCCGCCGCGTGGAGGCTGTCCCATCGGGTGGCTGAGTGCGCCGAGGTATGGACGCACTCAGATAGGCGCTACCTATCATGGTGTTTTAAGGCGGGAGCTGCCCGCCATCAGGCAAATCAGTACATCGGTGTGACCCTTTCCTTGATTTTGACATTCGGACGCGGTAATTACTGCATCGGAGTGCCCCCCTGTTTTATTTGACCTGCTAGAATCGCTTCCAACAGGTCATGGCTCTGGCAGGTGGAGTTGAACCACCTTTTCCCGTGCGCTGCGGGCGAATTAACCATGGTGCATTGCAACCTTCGTATTCGATACCAGAATATTTCGGTCATTTTACGTCCGACCGATTGACATGAATAGCCGGTTTAACGTCATGGCATGGACGATGGGTGCGGAGACAGGACTTGAACCTGCAACCGCCAGCGTATGGGGCTGGTAAGCTACCTTTGCTATACTCCGCGTGGCGGGTCGTACTGGGTTCGAACCAGCGACGCTCGGATTAACAGTCCGATGCTCTGCCGACTGAGCTAACGACCCAAGAGAAAAGACATTCGCCACGGGGAGCTCAATACCCGTGTTACCGCCGCTCGCCGCGAGGAGGCTGTCTTTATGAGCGGCAACTCTTATGGGATACCAGATACGATGCTTGCCGCCGCTCTACAACCAGCTGCAAGCAGATGTGTATGTAAGTGTGTGTAAAACCATGATGTTGTTTCGGAGCATATCTGGTATCTTCTAAGAGTTTTATGTTATCTGCGAAGATGTTTGCCAAGCTAAGGGAGGTTAAGCCTGTTGTCCGATGCCGACCGCGTGGAGGTCATCTTCCCGGCATCAGCTTCCGACAGGATTCGAACCTGCAACCTGCTGCTTACAAAACAGCTGCTCTGCCATCTGAGCTACAGAAGCATATTCGGGAGAAGTGACTATCTCCCGAGTGCATACGCATTATACCATAAATGTGGTAATCCGTCAACGCTATAAACACTATATATAGTATTCAGAACGGAAAACTCAGAAAACCACCGCAATATATAGGGCGCGCTGCAACCCGCTGCTTTTCTGTTTCTGTACTTGCATTATACCATATTTTGGCGCGAAAGTGTATCAAATACAAGTATGATTTACAAAATGTTCAAACACTTTCCCGGGCTCGATGCGCTCCGGAAATCGCAGACTCTTGTTGCCGACGCGATGCATCCGGTGGTCGATGACATCAGAACGGCGCATCTGTTCCGCGTTCACGCAAAAGCCTGTACCGTAGTATTGCATGTAGTTACTTCGCTGCTCTTTGTTTTCCGCAGCCCTCCCGAAAGGTCTTCGTTCATCGTGGACGAACACCGTATCCGAGCACAGAGCGAAATTGAGATAGTGCATTGCCGCCATGCGCTCAAAGACATATATTTGCCTGGTCTCGGTGAAATAATAAAAGATATAGTCAGCTTCCTTATACAGCCATCCCTTCGAGTGCTTGGCTATCGCTTTTTGGTATTTTCCAAATCGCAGCAGCTTGTCATCTTCTCCGATAGCGAAACTATTCACCGCTGTTTCGAGGAAGACATTCCCGGTTTTGTAGGTGTCAGCCTTTGCTTCAACCGTGAATGAAGAACCGTCTTTTCTGTATACAATGAAGTCGATGTCGTCTTCCTGATATTTCTTGTCATCCCGTACATCCGAAAATCCTGCAATCCTGTCCTTGTGCTTTTCACAATAGTAGTCAAGATAGTGCATGGTGACAGATTCACCAATCAGACCTACCTTCATCTGACCCGCCATGTTATAGGGAGTCTTGTTTTTCTGTCTGTACAAGGGTATTACCTCACGATGTTACCGCAAAACGGGCACTTTGCGCCTTTCCGGCAAACGTCAGCAATCGAAGGCGTCCAGTCTTTGTCTTTGCCGTACCCGCATGCGGTGCATACGAGCGGGATATTTTTGCAGCTGCCGGTCGTATACATGTCGGGGCCGAATTCGTTTTCAGGATGCCACAAAGCGGCGATTTGAGGGCATGCAACTGATACTACAGGTTTCCTTGCTGTTTTGGCGTAGTGGGCTCTCATGGCCTTTCTCAGTGAGTTTCTGGCGCATTCGGGACATCCGGTATGTACTCCCCCGGACCCGCAGGCAAAAGCAATCATCGGATGCCATTCTCCGTTTGCGCCGTACCCGCAATCCTTGCAGACAAGGTATACATGCTTTGCGCTTCCGGAAGTCACTCGCGTGGGCGGGAACTCATTAAGTGTCGGATGCCACTGTGCAGCGATTTCGGGATGTACGGTAGCTACATCATTGACACCTTCGACAAGGACTTTTCCGGAACACGCCGGGCATCCGCCGCCTGTTCGACAGGCACCGGCGATAGAGGGACGCCATTCTCCGTTCTTTCCGTATCCGCATTTCGGGCAGATAAGAGCGATTTTACGATTGCTGCCGCAGGTGACTTCCTGCGGCGATACAGAATTGGCTGTCGGATGCCACATAGCAGCAACGCGGGGACATTCCTCTGCTACCGTGCCACGATGCCTGCGATACCGCCACTCGAAATCTCTCACGGTACAACCACCCCTGCCCGTTTATGGATGTTTTCGGACTTTGCGATATTTACAGCTGTGCTGTAGGAGATACCATATATATCCGCAAGGTCACGCAGATTTTTGCCGGTATTCATCCGTGCAAATTCCGCAAATTCCCGGTTTCGGGCTTTTACATTATCCGTGATAGGAGAACGACTTTGCGTGGCTTTACGAGTTTCGGCTTCTGTCAGCGATTCAGAAAGCTTTCCGTAGTCATGCAGAATCTTATAGGTCTGACCCACGGCAATCTTATGGTCTTTAGCAATGTCGGAGACGCTTTTCCCGTTCTGGTATTCTACTGCAATCCCTTCGCAGACTTCTTCCGGCAGCTTCTTCTTCATTTTAGCGTTGCCGCGCAGGTTCTTGCGGTAGAGGGGGTGATGTGCCCGGTGTTTCTGTATAAGCCCCGCAATGAATCGCGGCGTGACATTGTACCGTACTGCGATATTCTCTACCTTGACACCCGCTTTGTAGTCTCTCAGGATATCGTTGTTCCGCACTTCGATTTCCTCCGGGGTCTTGGTGTCTTCCAAGGCTTCACGCCGCAGCCCCAATACTTTCGGGCTGTGCTTGAATTCCGGAATGTTCATAGGCGGTTCAGGGCCGAAACGGACAAGACCACCAGAAATCGGATGCCCAGCTTCTCGAAATACCTGATAGGTTGTGGATTCCGATAACCCATACTTGTCCATGATTTCTCCGACAGTCATGTACGGATTTGCCCTGACATCCGCAACGATTTCAGCATTGCGTTTGCGTTTCTTGAACTGTACAGCTGACCCGATATTCTCTTTGTGCGGGGTATAATCAGGGCTTCTGCGCAGGATATGATAGACCTGTTGTCCAGAGAGATTGTATTTCTCAGCGATTTCAAAGGTCCAGGCCCCGTTTTTGTAGTCTTGCGCAATCTCAATATTCCGCTGCTCCATGTCGGCTTTCGACAATCGTTTCTGATTGTTGGGTTTCCGATTCGGGCTTTTGCGGTCATTGCGGCGCACAGCATCAAAACCCTCTAACACTTCAAGGGATTTCTTAACATTCGTGCAGCCGATACCGTATTTTTCAGCCAATTCCGCGATGTGCATACCGGCGATATAATCGTTCAGCATTCCCTTATCGCGGTTCAGCTTTGCTTCTCCGGTCAAACTTTTCCGATGCATGGTGTATCCTCCTGATTTGCTACCCAGTCGATGATATGGTCGATGCAAAGATTCGTGATTTTGCTTGCGGTATAATACTGTGAAGTGTCATCGAGCAGCGATTCAATTTCCGCATCGGATGCCGAATACCCTACTGATGCAAAGAACATCCTTGCGAGGGTACGCGCATCGTCCCGGCACAGAGGTCTTACCGTATGCCCAAAGGTGAAGCGCCGGAGCAGAGCATCGTCCAGCGTATCGGGACGGTTCGTGGTCCCGACAAGGATGATGTCGTTGCCGAGTCGGTCAAGCTCCTGCATCAGGGCAATCGTCACACGGTTCATTTCCGCAACATCATCCTTGCCGCCGCGCCGTGTCCCGATAGCGTCAATCTCATCGAGGCAGAGCACGCACGGACTTTTTCTCGCATAGTCGAATATCATACCGATATTCTTCTGCGTTTTGCCCAGAGCGGAATTCACCAGACCGGAGAAATTCGTGTATACGAAAGGAAGGTTCGTCGTATATGCGATATACCGCGCCAACTCAGTCTTTCCGGTTCCCGGCTCGCCCATGAGTAAAAGAGAACTCGTATAGTGAATCCCCATTTCCTGTAACCGCAGCGCAGCACGGCGCGTCTTGCACATCTTTTCTATGACCGCCTTCTCGCTGTCTCGGATGAGGAACCGGTCTTCTCGGAAAGCGCTCGAATCCTCCGCGACCAAAAGCCCCTGCAGGTTATACGGCAGTTCGATGAGTGTAGGACTTTTACTTGCAAGTGTTCGCAGACAGGTTTCCTTGAACGCTTTGTCCTTGACAGTAGTAAGCCCCTCCAACACGATTTTCGCCTGCTGCTGAGATTTCCGAATATCCCCTTCCACCACATACCGAAGCAATGCCCGTTCATTCTCGTTCACTTAATTTCCCTCCCTCATAAAAAGAAAAGCCCTCTGCAACATTCTGCAGAGGACTCAATCTCTTTTACATTTCTGCTTACGGACGCGCCGAATAATACTGTAAATACCCGGCAAGGAATAATGGTATGCCTTAGCGAGGTCTTTGGCGTCGATGCCGTTTTGGTATTTCTCGAAGATTTCATCGTTGCGTTTTTGTTGACGGCGGGTGATGCGACGGTGACTGAGTTCTTTGTTGCTGATTCCGGCCTGAACAGCAATGGCACTGCAATACCCAATGGAAACACCGTACTTTTCGGCAATGTCGCGGACACGCGTATTTTTCTGATACTCCGCCACGATTTTATCGACCAGATTGGCATGGTCCTGTTCTTCCGCAATGCGCTGCGCCTGTTGTTCTTCATCGAGAGCGCGATAGCAGGTCCTGACGCAAAGCCCGTATTTCTCGGACAGCTGCTCAAACGATAGCCCGTCCTCATAGTCTTTGACAATCTTCCTGTTTCGCTCGATGATTTCGCTGCGGGTTGCTTTCCTTTTCCTCATACTGGTTCACCTCTTAGGCTTTGCTGCCTTCTTTTTGCGTCCCTTGCCGCGATAGATACCGGCCTCATGAAGATACTTGAATCCGGAAGAGGGACTGATACCGTATTCCCGAGCAAGGTTCTCGACCGGCGTGTTGGGGTTCTTCTTCGCGTAGTCCACAAACCCCTGCTTGAAATCTTTAATGCGGCGCAAAGTAGAGGTCTCGATTTTCGTGTCGAGGTGCCGGTGGTAGGAGTCCCCGCCTTCTTTCAGAATACGAAAAATCGTGGCGCGGTTAAGGTTAAAAGCTTTTGCCAGTTCTTCGGCTGAAATGCCTTCCTGATACTGGTTGCGAATCTCGTCGTTGCGGTTATCCTTCCACTCTGTGAAAGTCACTTTCCGCCGCTTCTCCATCTCCGCCTGTGCGATATGGTAGACGGTTTGCGGGCTGAGTCCGTGCTCCTGCGCGAGGTCCGTGACCTTTGCGCCATTTTGCAGTGCATCGGTAATTTTTCGATTGCGTTCCAGCAACTTCTTATGCGTCATAGAAACCTCCCAAAATACAAGAAGCAAGCTCCCGAAAGAACTTGCTTCTTGTATTCAGTATTCACTTTTTTCGCGTAACGCGGGCAAAAAACTCACCCACTGATTCACCTTACAGTCTTCATTTTACCCAATTCGCACGAATGTGCAACAACTTTTTGCAAATTTAGGTCCACTGCATGTGCGGGATGTCCGAAAGCATCATAAGGCAGGTCTCAAACTCGTCTTCGATGTATCTGGTGATGGCATCAAATCTCTGCATCAGTGGCAGTTCCGCGAAAGATGTGCCGGTTTCCTTGCGGCATTTCCCCTCTGCGCTTGTATATATCACATTCAGCATGACATTCAAGGCGAGAAGAATATCTTCATCCTTGCCCTGAACCGTGAAGAAGAAGTAATGCTCCGACTCACCGTCCGTAACGCCGATTCGGTTATCGTATTTTCCGTAACTCGCCAAATCACCAAACACACTGATTGCAATATATCGCAACTTATCCTCAATAGGAACAGTCCCCCATAAAGGATAATGTTCATCCGGCTGAAAATCTGCCTTACCGCCGTTGTACTCCCATTCAACGAAATCACGGACGGAGAGTTTCTGACCGCCCGGAATGATTATTTCAAGCTGTTCCAAAATGTTCTCACCTCTTTGCGTTCTCTCGTTGTTTTCTATTGTATCCGGTTCGCACGATTATGCAACATTGAGAGAGAAATTACCGGACACAGGAATCTGACGATAAACAAAAAAGCCGCCTCCAAGACGGAGACGGCTCGATGGTATTACATTCCGATTCTCTCAAGATACGGGATAGCGGCACGCATTCTTTCGCACTCCCAACTCTTGCGGGGGTTGCGTTCGTGCTTCTTGATGAACTTCTTCATCTCGGCGGAGGTTTCGGCACCCAGTCCGGTGGCGGCTAAGATTTCCCTTGCACCGTCACATTTCATGGCTTTCAGGGTATCCGACTCAATTTCGCGTCCGCCCTCAAACGGCTGCATAAATTTGAGTCTGCAGAACGGGAGGTAGCCTTCTGGTGCATTATCGCCGATATTCCAAATGATATAGCCGAGAGGCGGTTCCGTTACGACCTCGTAGGTGTCGCATACGCCAAGCGCAGTATGATAGATTTTCATTATGGTACTCCTTATTTTTCGTGGCGGTCTTTAGACCGATTGTGATGATTACAGGTTCAGCGAGATGTTGCGGGCACTGGGCTCGTATTTCTTAGTTTCTACCCCGGTAATCTTGAACATGTGTCGTGCAGCGACATTGTTGTTCGCATCCCGGTACTTGTCGTCGAGATACACGATACGTTTTATCCCGCTCTGAATGATTGCTTTCGCACACTCGTTGCACGGGAAAAGCGTGACATACATCGTTGACCCGTGCAGGTCTTTCCCGGCGTTGAGGATAGCGTTCAACTCCGAGTGGCAGACATACATGTACTTGGTTTCGAGTTCGTTTCCTTCCCTGCCCCAAGGCATGATATCGTCATCGCAGCCAATCGGCATACCGTTGTACCCCAGAGACAGGATTTTATTGTCGCGCACGATACATGCGCCCACCTGACTGTTCGGGTCTTTGCTGCGCATCGCGGACAGCATCGCAATGCCCATGAAATACTCGTCCCACGAGATATAGTCGCGGCGTTTGGCGGTATTGTTCTGAGATGCTTCGTTTTTCGGTGAAATGCTCATATGGTTCTCTTTCTTGTCTGATTTAGACAGTGGGTTCGTTTGTGTATTTTTGCGAAAAAAGGCGGTGGAGTGTCTTGCCCCACCGCATTGGTATTGGTCAGATGTACTTTTCCCAGAATTTCTCGAAGGTTTCGTCCGGCATCACCATTTCCGTCTCATCGAGGACACGGCTGAACTCGCTGCTGCTGATGTCGGTGCCGATGAAATCCGTGACGGCATCGCGGCCACGCTGCATCAGGGCATCTTTCAGGATATACCAGCGGTATTTGTGGATGAGGTCCGTCAGAGATTCGCCGTCGTTCTCCCAGTAATCGTTCTTTGCCTGAACATGATACAGAGCATCGAGAACGCCGTCGTAGTCATCGCTGTCATACTCGCTCACAATGTCGTTGAGATTGAGCAGACTGCGGTCAACGCCATCGACATTCACGGTTACGTTTCTGAACGAGTCATCGTAGCAGGGCTGTGCAGGAACTTCCACAGCAAACACCTCGTGCGTTTTCTTGTTCACCTTGCACGGCAGATGGAACGATGCGCCGGAATCAAAGTTCGAGGTGATGACGCCGGATACAATATCGGGCATCGGGTTCTCGCGAGCCTCCTCAAACTCCGGCAGATGGAACACATCCACGACATTCTCGATGTCGTAGTCAAGGGCACGGACCTTCGTGACGATATAGCCGCCCCGCTGCAATTCGAGAATTGCACGGCAGAGGTCAAGCTTAATCTCGTGCTCATTCAGAAGACCGCCGTGGCTGTCTTTCACGAGGGTGATTTCGATTGTTTTGTTCTTGGCGGTCGTTTCGGCCAGAAAATAGGTCTTGTCATTGCAAATTTCAAACATGTCATTACGCTCCTTTTTGTGTTGGACGCAAAAAGAGCGGGCCTCTCAGAATCGAGAAGTCCGCCCTTCAAGCGAAATTGTGAATGTACGAAAGGCATAAAACCCTTTCGATATGGAATGTTATCTATCGTACAATACCTATTCTATGCCATTCGCACGTTTTGGCAAGAAAAAAGTCGCTGCCCCAACATAGGCAGCGACCAGATTATAATGCCGTTAGATATAATTGGGATTCCATTTTTCGCAGCCATAGGAAATAATGGATTGCAAAAATTTTAGCGGAACAAGATTCTCGCTAACCGAGGTACTGTTGTCTTTTACATATTGATTGATTTTTTCACGCTCCTCTTCGTCTGCGGATTCAACATTGATGAAAACCTCTTTTGTGGTCGGCTCATAGAAGAAAAAGCTGCTGCAAGAAATCTTGACAGTGATGCCCTCACCGTTGCCGTTTCCGATTACGATAGTTATATTTTTTCTTGCGTCAAGCGTCCGTGCGCAGTATACAGACACGCTTTTTGCAATGCGTTGTGACTCATTATTATCGAAAACAAACGCAGGGCTCATTTTATCAGCCATTCTTGCTGCTGCAACTCTTTTGGGAAACTCATTTGCTCGTCTGCTATACCAGGCTCCCTGAAGCGCCAAACTTCTTAGCACATAATCCTTGAGCGTTTCCATCGCACCTTCAAGATAACCATCCTCGTCAATGATGTAATTCACAATGCTCTTATAATTGATATTACGCACAATACTTTTCGCGTTTAGAAGAAGAAAGTTATAGTGAACCGGTCTGCCTTCGAGCATGGTATAAATAGCATATTGTTCCGCCCGCTCATTCGTTTCCTTGCCATCGCTTAAGGCATGACAGAAGCTTAATTCTTCAATGATTTTCTTGCAGTATGCCTGCTCGAATTGCTGATGATAATCTATCAGCTCTTCTTTAAGCTTTGGACACACGCTGATGAGATAGCTGGGTAAACTCCAAAACCGAGTAGAGTCAATGCTGTAACCGGCTTTTTTGAAACTGTTCGAGTAATCACTGGGAAGCGGTGTGTTGTAACCGTTTTTCCACGCTTCCCACCGAAATTCCTGCATATATATCTCGTCAACTCTACTGTTGACCGGCACCTTAAAAATCTTGATATATACCCCACTTTCGCAATTTCGATGGCAGAAAATGGGGTTTTCATCTACAATAAAGCCTTCGAGAAAGGCTTCGTTTGGATTGTGGAAATATTGATAAATACATTCTTTGTTCAAGTATTTCACGTTTTTTATTGCTGCCATAATTCATCCTCCGTTTTCAATATTTGTACCAATTTTCTTGGCAATGATTTCAGCCATGCGTTTCGCATTGCTTTCATCGGTCACAGACCAAACCTCAAAAAATTGGTTACCGTAGTAGTTTCTATCTTCTTCCTGATTGCTGCCACAATGGTGGAACTAGCTAAAACCCTTGTCGCGGATTTGCATTTCGTCGTACATAGCACGGACAAACGCAGTGGCATCTACCTCCCGGTGCTGCGTGTAAGCACGAAGCCTATCCCTTGCAAGGGTGATTTCGATTGTTTTGTTCTTGGTGGTCGTGTACAATACCTATTGTACTTTCTCATATACTCTTCCGTCAACTCTTCCACCACAGCCAATGTAATCCCGTATAGGCTTCCATGCCGCCCGGAATTTGCCTTTTTGATTTTCTCCATCGTCCGTTCAGCCCAGCCGGTGGGATTGGCAAGATAATCCACTACCAGTTCATCAGCATTTGTGGATGTCAGGCCAAAGCAAGACCCTTTTCCAATCTCATCTACAATGCTGTCAATAGGGCTGCGATAATTCTTATACCCCTTTATTATGCGACAGAAAGCGTTCTGTCGTGCTATCTTGTCGTAATGACTGCCCTTGAGAATTTTCTTCTTGTCTTCTTCCGTCACATTCTCTCGGAACATATCGAACAGCTTCTGTGCCATTTCCTCTATGACAGAATCCGAGGTAAAAGAAGAACGGCAGAAAATCGTTTTGAAGTCCTGTGTTTCATTGACGGTTTTGGCATTATCGACAACGAGGCAAAGGAAGCGTATCTCCTGGTTGAATGTTACGGGTTTATTTTCCAAGGTTCCATAAAACCGCTGCCCGTACAAGGCATCTACCTTGTGCTCGCCATTGGCGAGCGGCACACGAATGAAACGGTAGTAGCGCCCGGACGGTTTTCCGGTATCGGGAATTGTGTTGCCTTCGAACACGGATGCGCCGGATTTGATAGCCTGCTCAAAATCCTCACGAGTTAAATTGATAGTCATAATTTCTTCCTTTCTGTTTTTATTATTTTTTAGCTGTTTTCTTCGATGCACAATTTGCTGCTACGAATGTTTTCCAACCATTTTTCATCCATAACATTGCCAAAACGATATTTCTTCTGCGACTCGTAGGACAAATCGCAGCCGGAAACGACATCACCGATGGCGTTCAAGTACAGCTCGCCGCTGTAAAAGTCGATGCCGCCGGTTTTGCTGAATTCGTATTCGAGCTTGTCTACATTAGGTTCACGTTTCTTATAGATATTCGAATCGAGATTCTTAGCACGCCCTTCGTTCAGTAAACAAGCCCGATGAAAGTCCGTTACCTTATCGTTACGGTTATATTTCAAGCCACTAAGGATACTTTTACTTTCATATGGGATTGCTTCGTGGAAATCATCGCTGCTGATACAAAGACCACACGAATAGTCATCCTTGTCATCGCAATAATTCCACCACTCCAGACTCGCCATAGCAAGGTCAGCCATCTTATCGACGGCTTTTCCGTTGGTGACCATGTAAAAGCTTCCAACGGCGATACCGCGCTCTTTGACAGCTTTCAAGGTGTATCGAATTGCAGGTATGTTCAGAGAAATTTCGCCGCCGGTAAAGGTAAGAGAGCTGATATAAGCTCCCTTCTCAAAGCTGTCGAGAAAAGCATCGATGTACTTTTCCTGAATATCGATGCTTTCGGCATCTCCGCGCAGGCAGTGCGCACAGCACATATTGCACCGGCGCGTAACTTCTATGAATACGCTGTTTGCGGCATAAATACGCATTTTTTCATGTCCTTTCTGTTATTCTTCCGCGCAATCCTCGTAGTCGTCTATGAAGTTCTCGTTGCGGTCAACAACAACATTCACATCCGGCGGAGCAATTTTAGCCAGACCATAGTTCAAGAAGAACGAGCCGGGAATGTCATCGACATCGCCCCAGTTCCAGCAGCCACAGTTGATTTCCAGCTGTCGTTTGCCTTCCTCCGTCTTGAGATAGTCCTTGACAGCACTGCGCAGGACGCTTTCAGGGTCATGGATTTGCTCCGGATTGTAGCTGAATTGCATCAGTGTGCATTCCGTTGCGGATAAGCCAATGACCTCATTGGCGACGATTGTAAAAACTCTTAACATTGGTGTTTACACTCCTTTTTTGTTTTGACGCAAAAAAAGGGCGGACCTCTCAGAAAGGAGAAGTCCGCCCTTTAAGCGAAATTGTGAATTGTACGAAAGGCATAAAACCCTTTCGATATGGGATGTTATCTATCGTACAATACCCATTCTATTCAGTTCGCACATTTTGGCAAGAAAAAATCACCACCTACTTGCATAGGCGGCGACTGATTTACTTGCTATCGTTTTAGTACCTTATTGGAGTTTTCCGTTTCCGAATCAGCCAAGGCGCGTTCCTGAACCCGGGTCGTTCAGAGCGGGACATTCCGTGTACTACTCAAATAGGCTTATATGGATTGGATGTTGATTGGATATTTATGGCTTGCAGTATCCACAAGGCGTATATCCCTGCTCGATAAGTTCCGCTCTTGTGCCGGTATACTCCTCCCTGTTTGCATCGCTTATCTGAGATGCAGAAGAGCAATCGGGGCGGTGAAATTTGAGAGAATTCGTGTTCAGGATATAGGTCTCAGCTACCGTGTCAGGTTGCTGCGATTCTTCCACCTCGGCGCTAGAGGTTTCGATGTCCTTATGGTACTCCCCATACGAGAAGGTGACTTCCGAACCGTCAGAAGTGCAGTAAATATCACCGAGTTCGTCCGTTCTGAACACCTCTACTCCCGCGCTGGCCAGCTTTGTGAGGGTTTCGCTGTGCGGATGGCCGTAGCTATTGTCCTTGCCACAGGATATGACCGCATAAGTAGGGCTCACGGCATCCAGAAACGCCTGAGAGGTGGAGGTACTGGACCCGTGATGCCCGACCTTTAAGACGGTGGATTTGATGTCTTGTCCGGATTCGAGTATTTTCTCTTCCGTTTCCTGCTCGGCATCACCGGTGAACAGAAAGGATGTATCGCCGTAGACAATGCGAATCACGATGGAAGTATTATTCGTGTCCTCGGGCACGGAATTGACGGCAACAACGGTGACGTTGGCTTCCCCTAGGGTGAATGTATCCCCCACTGCTGGAACCGTAATACCACCGCCTCTCTCGTCCGCACGAGCCTTAAAGTTCCGGAATGCCTTGCTGTCATACTCTGTCACAGGACAGAATGTCACATCGGCTGTGTCAGCCTCGAAGGCACCCGAAAGACCTCCGATGTGGTCTTCGTGAGCGTGTGTTCCTATGACATAGTCTAAGTGTCCCTCTGTCTCGCGCTGTAATACTGAGTATAAAAGGTTCGAGTCATCGGCATTGCCGCCGTCAATGAGCATCGAGTGCCCATCGCAGGTGACGAGGGCGGAATCTGCCTGCCCGACATCGATAAAGTGGATGGTAAAGCTGCCGCCTTCCGATACGCCAGCCGTCTCCTGACCGCTTTGTGCGGTAGTTTCTGAGACGACCCCGGATACAGGAAGGCTTCCCGGAGATTCCGGTGTCTGACCGCAGCCTGTGAATGTCAGTGTGAAGAACGCGGCAATTACCGCTGCAGTTCTCCGAAGAAATTCGTGTTTGGTTTGCATGGGTTTTGTCTCCTTTCAAATAAAAAAAGCGGGCCCATCCCCCGAAAGGGATAAGTCCGCTAAAAACGAAATTGTGAATTGTAAGATATCTGGTATCTATCGTACAATTCTATTCTACCGGTATCGCAAGAACATGCAATACTCAAACCGTATCCGAAACCTCATGACACAGCATCCTGTCCGCATAAATACAGCAAAGAACCAAGCCAAGGCTCGCAACGCAGCCGAACGCGACATGTTTCGGGGAAAGAAGGAGCCATTCGATGTCGTTCATTACTTTCACCCAAAACAAAACGCCCATCATAGCAATGATGAGCGGAATAAAGACAGTTCCTGTGTAATGCAGGAATTTTCGGATTTTTCTTTTTTGCATTCTTTAATTACATCTCCAATCATGCTCGCAAAACAGCCTGAACCACATATCTCTGATTCGTCGGGCTAAAATACCCAAACGGATAGCAGGTATACATGATAAGTTTATCGATTCCGTCTGTGAAATTAACGAGGACAGTGCCGTCATCCGCAATCACGGTGCTCGCGTCCGAGGACACATAGCCGGGTTTTGCTAGGGTGACGGAATACACATACTCGCCGTAATCGGTGTCCACTACAAAGTTATCCCCTATGCTGACATATTGCAGCAGAGAAAACACGCTGTCGTTATGAGAGCAGAGCAAATGCCCTCCGGTCACACCGACTTGGTAAGAACCGGGATACTGATATACCCCGCCGCGTTGATTCAAAAGACTCTGGTCATCGCCCCAGATAAGAGAAGCGTTTAGGCCAATCGCGTTACAGGTAATCGTGCCGTAGGCTTGACCCCAGGCTGCAGGTACAACATCACCCCAGACAGAGGTTGCTGCCGCAGGTTCTGGAGTCGGCGAGGGAGTCGGGCTCGGTGTAGGCTCAGATGTCGGACTCGGGGACGGTTCTGGTTGCGGTGTAGGAGACGGTTCAAAAGACGCAGCGGGTTCCGGGCTCAGTTCCGGTACTCCGGAAAGGTCCGAGATTTGCTGTTCTTCTTCTGCTGTTTCTTGCGTCGCAGATTCAGAGGTGTTGAGAGAGGATTCGGATTGTGCTGATTCGGCAGGCAGAGGTTCCGCTTGCCATGAACAGCCTGCAACACTGGTCAGCACAGCCAATGTTGCAACGAGTATCAGTGCTTTGGTTCGCCGCATTTGAGTTTGTCCTTTCTTAAACAAAAAAATATATAAAAAAGCTGCCCTCAGTTCTTGTCGAACCGGGGCAGCCTTTTAGCAACGGACATAATCAGCCATTTTTGTGTTTTTCCCGAGAGAATGTGCGACTTACATTCCTTCGCCTTTCGGATTCCGCATGTGCTCTCGCCGTCGTAATAGAGCAAGACGCCGATATCCTCTGGTATCTCGCCTTTTACCTTCTTGTACAACTCAGTGGGCATCGCATAGTAGTTGCAGTGCCCAACGAAATTGTGCCCGTGTGCCGAGTGAAAATCGCTCACGGAAATCTTGATTTCCACACAAGTGATGACGGCATCGAGCGTATACAGATGATTCGTCTTGTGGAAGTGGCACCATCGCTCGGAACAGTGCTCCCTGCAAAAATCTATCGACGAAATATCCTTGACGCAGGTTGCCTCTTTTGCTTTTTGCTGAATCGCGGTAAGCGAAGCACCCGTATCCGTTTCGATAAGCGAGGCCAGTTTGCAGGTCCCATATTTGGTTTCGGAGGTAAAGCATTCCTGAACCCTGACGAAATCGACCAATCCGGATTTGACAGACCCGCATTCTACCGGCACTTCTAAGGCATCGAACCCTTGACGAAACGAATCCACCCGATACCCGCCGTAGCTGGAAGGATGCCACGCATGAAGCGCGGCCTCAATATCGCGGGTCAGCTGAGTTTTCGCCATCAGGTATCACCGGAAAATCTGCTGACCAATCTCTACCATCTTACGGCGTTTGCGGTGCAGCGATACAAGCTGGTAAACAACGATAGCAAATGCCGCAGCGGCAAGAAATTTCAGAATTTTTTTCATGGTAGTCCTCCTTAGTTTGTTCGTGGCTTAGCGCTTTATCATTGCTCCGCAGTATATTGCCGCAGCATGAGTTCCTGTACCGTCATGACCGTAAACCCTTCCTTTGCCGCCTCATTGAGGGCTTCGTAGTAGTCGTCTACATACAGAGCCTGTGCAGCATTCAGACCGGCAGCTTGGGTCAGAAGTTTCATGACGGAGGTCTTCCGTTCGGGGGTGGCAGTCCCGATGACATCGAGGAACTGTCCCGGATAGTGCATTTCAAGCCACTGCTTTTTATACGGCAGGGTCATACTGTCCTGCACGCGAGTAATGCAGTATTTCGGGATACCGTCGCAGCTTTCGAGGAAATGCTGGACAAGCGTATTGGCTTCCCCAATTTCGTCGAATACCCTGTACCCGCCCCGGTTCTCAGCCTCATACCGCAGTAGCCGTGCCCTGTGTGCATCAGCAGTCGCGTCGAGTTTCTGTTCACGATAATGGACGAGCAGGGTATCGTCGAAATCGAAGAACATCATACGAATTTTTGAGAAATTCATGGGTCTCACCTTCCTTCAGTTTCTCGCCGATGCAATTTCATGCCGAACAACATCAGCTTCGGTGTAAAACTCATCGCTGTAGTCGTCCTCATTCGTCTCCTGACAGACCTTGTGCCGGTGCGGCGCGGAACCTTCCTGCTCGATGAAAATACGCCAGACACCGGAGGAGTAGCAGACAAAAAGCACCGTGCCGTCATCCAAATAGAGCCTGACACCGGCAACATCGAAGCATTCGATTTCATTCTCGAAGTATTTGGAATTATCCAGACAAACGGTATCGTCACTGTAGCCGTAAATTTTGACCATCCTGGTACTGCCCCCTTTACTCGATTACAAAATCCTTTGTGGCACCCTCTGCCTCGTTGTAGCGGCTCGCATTGTGCCTTGCAGCCTGCAAGAGAACATCACGCTCGGCATCGAGCGCCGCCTGCATCGAGGTCTGCTGTACCCGCTTGGCATGGGATGTACGAGCGTCCTTGTACTGCGGATACTCTGCGACGATTTTATCCATCAAAGCCCAGCGTTCTTTATCGGAAAGTGCGTTCAGGTTGATGTTGTCGCGGCGCAGCCGTTCAATCGCATAGTCTAAATACGCGAATTCATCCGCAGACGGGATAGCTTCTATATAATCCCGCATCGTGGCGGGAGGACCGTTGTAGGTTGCCATTGCCTCATTGTACAGCGCTTCTGCAACCTCTGACCCGTACCACTTATCGGGCTCATAGCCATGATTCCGGTACACCTCCGCTACCCATAAAGGAAATGCTTCGCTGTAGGTCATATAGTCCCTCCTTCTCAAAAATCCCCGAACGAGAGCTGACGGCTCTGCGAGACCGGGATATTGGTTTTGGGCTTTGACGAGTGCTTAACTTCCCCGTACTTGGTGAGATTCCGGCATTTATATCCGTAGCCCTTCTGTGCAGCAGAAATCGACTTGTATCCGTATCCGCTTGCATCGTCCAGCACCTGTTCCTTGTCGTTCAGATTGACGACAATATACCGCACATCGTTGGGCTTAGAGAGCCGGGACGAACGAATAACGGTATAGGGGATGCGCTTATCGAATTGAGGCTTTTCTTCTTCCGGGTCCGGTTCGGGCTTTGCGACCTTCTCCTCTTCCGGCATTTCAAGCTGGACATCGACCCCTGCCTTAACGAGGGATTCGAGCGTAGAGGCAAGGGTCTCATACCGCGCATTCTCCACGGTATTCGTATCCTTCTTCTTCCGCTCCTTCCAGACCTTCAGCAGCTGGCGTTCGCTGAAATTGATGATGAGACCACGGTCTTTGAGCATCTTACGAACAACATAGGTGGAAAGAGAAGCGTAGTTCGCATATTCGCCGATATGGTGCTTGATATCCACCTCGGTTTTGGACATAGCTGCTTCGAAATCCCTGTGATTGTCGAGCCAATCCTCAATAACGCTGAGCAGTTCCTTCTTGGACATAGATTCCTCTGCCAGCTGCTTGTTTTTCCGGACATAATCCTCACAGGCAGCGAGAATCGAATCGTAACCGTTCATGGCGCTGTTATCGACGATTTGACGGTTTGCAGCATCCACAATGATATACTGCTCACCACGGCGGATGATAGAGATACCTTCGTCAGCCGTCTTCTTCTCTTCCTTGACATTGCCGCCAACATCGAATTCCGGCAGCGAATCATCGGTCATGATTTGCTCGATGATGGTATCGAGGTCCTGCGTATAGTCCTTGGAAATCGTATAGCTTTCTGCCTTGGCAAAGACCTGTTTCGTGATACAGGTGATTACCGCGTCTAGGAACTTGTCAGGGTCCGGAATCTCGATTTCATACATCATGTTATCGCGGATATTCCAGACAACACCCTGCTTTAACCCGGTAGCCAGCATATAGCAGGCACATTGCAGGAAATGCTTGTGCGCGAGCGAAGATACGAATTTCAGCAGATAGACCTTGTTGTCCTTCACGACATCCGCCATGCCGCTGATAACAAGTTTCTTCTTCGCCTTGGTATCTACCACGGCAGTCAACTCACAACGTTCCTGTACGGACTCGTCGGGAGTGAACACCATAGACAAGCGCTTGTTCAGGTCGGTTTCCTGCGCTCTCGTAATAAAGGGCAACTCAACCTGCTTCACATACCGGTCCTGACTCGTCATCAGCATCGTCAGGAACAGGACCTTCTGCTCCACGGATTTCCAGCTGGCAGGCAGTGCTACCTTCTTGTCGTTATGCAGGTACATGTAGAAGGCAATCGCACTGTCGATATCGTAATAATCGAAGAAGTTCGCCTGCTGGTAGATGCCGATGCAGGGAGCCAAATCAATCATCGCATCCGAATGCTTGATTTCGATTTCATGTACATCCTTATGGAAGACCGGCGTCGTATTGATAAGCTGGTAGCAGTGCTCCACATCCTCATCGAACTTGAAATCGAACATTTCAGAGATATCGAACTTTGTATTGAACTCCTGATTCATCTTGACGGGAGTCATCAGGGTCTTATCGCTGACCAGCCCAAATCTGTCCTCTTTTTTCGGAGGCTCTACAAAGATGACCTCATCCTTACCGCGACTCGCCGCAACGCAGAAAAGGTTTCTCAGAATCTCATACCGCGCCATAGGCTGAAATACACGGGAGCACCAGTAGGATTCCGTGAAATCAAAGACAACGCAGATAGGGCGCTCCATACCTTTACTGCCGTCAAAGGTCGTAAAGATACCGACATCTGCGCCGGGTGCTACATGCTTTTCGCCGTCCGGTTCCTTGATGCTGGCATATACATGGTTCTTGTCATAGAGGTTGCCGGGTCTTGCTTCCAGTTCATTCAGAACCTTTACCATAGACCCCGTTCTGGCACCGAGACACAGGACATCCTTTGGGTTCTTGGTATCCAGATAGTCTACCACCTGTTCACGGGACATGGTCGATACCTTACAGTTCTTGTTCACGCCGTTGATATCCTTGCCCCAGATATTTCCGAGCCGCTGTGCGAGGTCATGGGACAGGCGGAAACATTGCGTGAAGTTGACCTGCGTGTGCTTGCCTAAGAACTTATGGATGAACGACCAGATATCCAGCGAGGTCTGGTCATAGATTTTCTGTTTCATGTCCCCGACCGCGATGATTTGAAGACCAGGGTTCGATTCCTTGATGTATTCGAGCATCTTCGAGATTTCCTCGTTGATGTCCTGATACTCGTCGATGATAAGCACATCAAAGTGCCCGACAGGAACGCGCTTCCTCAAGACCATCCCAATCTGCTCGCCCTGTCCGACATTCTTGATGCCGCGACGGTATAGGATTTTCGAGGCAAATCCATGATAGTTCTGGACCGTGACATTGTCGTTTAGAATCTTTTCCTGCGCATCGAGTTTCAAAAGCCGGTTATAGGTCAGGTACAGAATTTCCTTAGAGGAATCAAACTCGTTGCACAAAACATTGATGGTGGACGTCTTACCGCTTCCGATACAGGCATCGCACAACACATTTTTCCCGTCAAGCGCCAGCCGTACAAGGTCCTGCTGTTCGCTGGACAAGTCTTTGAGCATCATTGTAATCCCTCCGAATAGTAGATTGGCAGGCAACAAAAAGACCCTGACAGCTATCACAACAGCCATCAGGGTACATTTTTTAGTCTATAATTTAGATTGTATGCAGTTCGCACAAATGTGCAAGGGGCTGTTGATAAAAATCGCTGTTTGTATATTTTATTTCATCTTCTGACCGCCAGCAGAAAGGGGTTAGATGAGCATGGGTGATGTAGTGTCCCTATACCAACTCGATAGATTCCGCCTCGATACGATGCCATTTATCGGTGCTTGCATCGTATTCCAGCACATCTTTTCCGACCATTTCCCCGTTTTCGATATACTCTAAAATGTGTCGGACCCGCATTTGCGGATTATCGTTCCTCGCGTGCCACAACGCGATATCCTTGTTGTCGATGACGAACGCAGGTTTATAGCTGACAAAGGGGCTACCGAGAGGCTGCGTTTGTCTACTTGCCTCGTAGTATGATTTCACATAGCCATCACGGGAAGTGTTGCGAATAGCGCGGGCACCTTCCTTGTCGCCTTGCTCGTCCAAGGTTTGTGCAATTTCGTCCACACACCGACAAAAATGCGTGGGGTCTTGACTGTATTTGGCAAAAATCAGTTTTCTGATTAACCGCATTGTGTCTTGCTGCGTCACAAGCATGCTCCCTTCACTTTTCTGTCGAAACCAAAAAGATTTTCTTAGAGAAAGTTCCCTTCTCTGCTGCTTTCTGGCTCCGTACCTGTTCAATTTCTCGTTTGGAAACAGCGCAAGTCTTGCCCATAGCGTACATGACCTCCATCACATCCGCCATCTCCTCAGCGCAGTCCAGAACGCTCCGCTCCTTGGCTGTGTAGGCTTCCAGCAACTCCTTGACCTCTTCTTGCAACTTTTCGGCCAGAGCGTCCTCGTACTCCTTATCTGTCAGCTTGCGAGTCACGCAAGTTTCACCGTTTTTCTCAATAATAGCCGGGATATTATCCCGAACCAGTTTCTGACACATCATAAATTTATTTTTCCTCCAATTTACAGTGCCGCAGCGGTATGTGCAGCTCACGACAGGTGTTTTCGATTTCTCGTTCGTTTTCGGCTCTATCAAACATTACACATCCTTTTTGCTGCTGTTTGGCGAGGTATGTGGGCAAATCATCATTTGCAACAGATATGAAAGAGTATCCGCGTTCGCTGGCGTACATAGCCGCCAAAGCCGCTATTTTCTGGCCGGATTCTGCAGCGATAACGGCCTTGTCTCGCTTAGCAAGCATCTTGTCGAGATATTCCGACATTTGTTTGCGGGACTTCATCATCGATAATGGAGTTCCCGCAACTCCGCAAAAGAACCAGTCTTTCTCGCAGAGTTTCTCTTCGCATTCTTTACATTGGAGGTATACAACATTGCCGTTTGCATATGGACAGTAATTACCCATACTTACACCTTTTTGAAATGTTGTTCAATATATTCATCCGGCAGCGTAATGTGCATCTTATTTGGACCTGAATGTTCCTTGAAACTCTGCTCGCCGCCGCACCATTCTAAGCGCCAGATGGTCCCGCGCTTTACCCGATATGGAATTTTCTTGCCATCTGGACCAATGGCATCGAGCCATACATCGAACGGCTTGACGCATCTGTAGTTGGTATTGTACATGCTAATCCTTTACTTTTTTGGGCAGCGCCCAAATCTCAACATTCACATTCCAAGCATTGGCGGCTTCTTCAATGAGATTCAGCACCGTTACCCAGTTTCCGCCTGCCAACCCGCAGCCGAGACCGTAAGGAACGCGGAAAGTTGCATTAGGATGTTCTTTCATTGCTCTGAAAAGAGCCGTCCCCAGCGCCGCGTAGTTCGTCTGACGCTTATCTCTGCCGAAACTCAATTGCCCGAACAGGTTAGCAACATACAGCTGCGGGGCAACCTGAACCACCTGAAAATCACCGAGTTTCTTAGGATTGCAAACTTTCACATATTCGTCGAACACGACAGGCCACTTATCCCGAATCTGTCTGGCAAGACCAGCACCCATTGCGGCACGACAGTTCACCTGATGGCAGATGATAGTATTCTCGTTACGAATCGGCGGTGTTAAGATATTGCCCTCAATAAGGTTGACGCTCATATTCATTCACCAATGTCTAAGATTTCGTATTTTCTCGCCGCAAATCCCATCAACTCATTGTAGATGCGGGTTGCGATTTCCAAAAATTCGGTATCGCAGATTTCTTTTCTGCGCAGGAAACGGTTGTCTTTCTGCATCTCTGCAGCGGTATTTGTTACGATAGCCCAGATGCAGCTGTTGATGACAACAGGCGGCACAATGTCGTCTGCCCAATTCTCAACCGCATATTCGCTGACCGCATATTGCGTATCATACACTTCATCGTTCAGCTTTGCGCTATAAAACTTTGCCTGTCTCTCGCCCATGATAGAGTTTATGATGCTCCGGGCAGTCTGGATATCTTTGCCCTCCACATTGCAGATTTCAGGACCAAAGAAGCCTTTCGTCTTGTTGCTGAGAAGGACAAGCTGCATTGCCAATGCCGTAGCGCACTTGGAGAATTTCTTGGCATAAGTATCCGGTATCTCAACAGGAATATATTCAGCCGCCGGACCCTGCAGATAGTATTTCTGTGTATCTTTTTTGTCGTGCGAACTCTCGAATAGAATCGAGGGCAACGCAACCATAATCGCTTCATTTACATTTGCTTTAACAGTCCGTAAAACTGCGATATTTGCCAGCATTCTTTTACCCTCCTCGCCTTTTACTGAGCCTGATACTTGGCGATAATTCGTTTTGCTTCCCTTTTCGGTACGCCGAACAGAGATACAGTAATTCGACTCAGTTTATCCTTCTGTGTGGTGTCTGTCAGGACCACGATACGATGCATATCATGAATGTCAGTAGCGACAACCACCTGAGCATACCCGATTTTATCCTCATCGAACAGCCGCTCTAATTCTTTTGCAAATTCTTCCCTGCTGAGTTTAAGCATACAATCGCTGTTGATGAACATGTCGAGTGGGAAAATATGCTCGTTATCGAACTCCTTCGGATGCGCATTTGCAAGGTCAAGTTCCGGCTTGAACAAAGCTGTATCATGCAGCAAGCCGTGAATAATGCCTGCTGCTTCTCCGCTTTTACAATCAATTACAAATTGCCCTCGCTGTGCATCAGCCATAAGTTGTCCCCTTCGCCAGTTTTTCGTATATATTCTGTGTGCGTGTGTTGTCTTCGTCTTTGTGCATGAGCACGACATTTGCCATGCTGGTATAATAGCTGGCTTCACTGTTACCTTCCACGGTAAATTTTATGTTCTTCCCGTCATCGACTACCTCGTAGCTGATGAGTTTACCCGTGACCCACTGGTTATTATAGCGGAAATAAATGTAGTTGTATTCCGTGGTTGCGGTCTCAGGCGTCATGTTTTTCTCCGAACCCACCGTTTCGGCAATCTCAGGAGTTGCCATCCGAATGATTTGCGCAGGCAAGTCCTTGAAGCCGTCCATGGTCTTGTCTGCCACCTCACTGCATCCCTCGAACGCTACAGAAATGGTTGCGACAGCAAGAAGGAAGAGCGTTTTGTGGATGAACGAGAGAAATCGCTTCATAGACATGCCCCTGAAATATCTTCGATGATACGGAATGTTTTGCTTGTTTTGATACTTGCATTATACCATGAAGTTGTATTGAATACAACGATGAACGCTATATGTTCACGGATTAGATACATTTTTGGCAAAGCAAAAAACGCCCGCAAAAAGAAAAGACCCGCCTGTTAGCCGCAGGCAGGTCTTTCTTCGCAGTGAGCGTTTAAGGTCGGCTCAGGACCCTATTCGTCTCTACCGAAGCAACGTCATCAACGCTGTTCAGTATGTTTTATTGTATGCCAGTCGCACGGGTCGTCAACTATGTTTTGCAGCTACACAGCAAAAAGGAGTCTCACCCACTGATGCAGGCAAGACTCCTAATTGGCTCAGCTTAATCTTCGAGGTCGAAGCTGTACCCTTTCTTATCCATCGTCACGAAGCCATTGCTGGTCTGACATATGCTGTCACCGAAATAAGCTTCGAGGGTCATGCCAGTGTCCTCGCCATCCAGCCATTGCGGGCGCAAATAAGCTGCAAGGTCGTACAATACGCCGACTGCGTAGGCAATCAGTTCATCGCTGTTCATCGCTTCGTTGACCGCTTCGTCATTGGCCTCAATAGGAATGCCGATAGAAATAGTAATGGTGTCTGGTGTGTTGTCGTCTAAATGACGAGTAGCGGTGAGCTCAAATTTCAGGATGTTAGTTTCCATAATATGTTCTCCTTTGTATTGATGTGTGTGCTTGCTACACTTTCAATTCTAGGCCGTTCGCATAGTCGGTCAACCACCCCACCACCCTGAAATCCGCCTAGGTCGGATTTTCCGAAAATATCTTTTGGAAACAAAAAATAGCCCGTACAGAACTGAATCTGTACGGGCTGGTATTAGTCATGAGGATGTTCGTGGCAAGGTTCAGGCGGCATACCATGCGGGTCAGGCTCGGGGAAGCGGCCATGGTCCCCGATGATTTCCGAAGTACGGATACCGTTCGCTTTCCGGCAAGCCTCGATGGTCTTAGAAAGCACTTCCTTGACATCACGCGGGTTCTTGATGCGACGGATATCGATTTCCGGTGTCATGGCATCCGTGGAACAGAGATGAATGCTACCGACACGGCAAAGGCGCTCATAGAAGTTCTGCTTGAACGCGATGTCCCGGACACGGTACAGCTGAATCTCGTCTTCGCGCAGATTAAAGCAGCCACGCTGGATGATGAGTTTGGTCTCGGTCAGGGTGTACTTCGTAAAGGACAGTGGCAGAGAAAAGATGGTGTGGCGTTTTCGGTCGGTCCAGAGAATCTTCTCCTTGTCCAAGTCGATGCCGAACTCGCCGTTTTTGAGGGTGGACATGGTATGACTCCTTTCGTAATGGGATTTGTTTTGGTTGTTGGTACTACCTTTATAATGAGTATATTATACCATGCTGTGATGATTTTAGCAATCCATCCAAAGTGCTAGTACGCAAGCAAAGCTCGGTTCCTATTGCTCTCCGATGTCAACCATTTTCTTGGTTCCTTGATGTTGCAGAGAAGATGTATTCCTTGCCATATAGTGTTACCCAAAAGTTATTATAGCTTCCTTTAATATAGCCACAATTTTCTAAGTCATCGAAACGACGGCGTGCTTTATTTGTTGCTTCAATTTGACTTACATTGTTTTCTCTGTCTTTGTATCCATTTCCCGCCATAAACAGCATTCGCAATTCAGAGTTGCTATCAATTGTTATAGGAACACTATCTTGGCCATTTGCAAGTTCTAGTGCCTTTTTCAATATTGTAATAGATTCCTTGCCATCAATCTTGGAAAGCCATTCTTCAGCGTCCTTAGGAGTCACTGCCATTTTTTCGTTTCTCATAATAGCCTTTTTTCGCTTATTATGGTAATAAGTATAAATGTGTTGTGCCACAATTTCCTTGTCGTCATTTTCGCTTTTCATACAGAATCCTCCTTAAAACAAACAGCCTCCCACCGTAGTCAGCATGCTACTGATTACGATGGGAGGCTCAAACCTTTTGTGATAGTCTTATTATACCACGCTTCGTGAATTGTTCAAGGCCAATCTTAATAATTCAGTCAATGTCCCAGTTGCCAAAATCCTCAGCGGGAGGCTCGTTGTACCAGTCGTACTCCTCTGTATCCTCATCGTCATCATCAAGCAAAAGAAGGTCGTCATCGGTGACGGGAATGTCTTCCTTGATGTCCTGCTGTGGCACGAACGTGGCAGCGGTGGCGTTATAATCGCCGTATTCAAGCACCACTTGCACGGTAGCAATATCCCCTACTTCGGGGACAGAACCGTTCTGGATGGATGCATCAGGGTTACGCTTGACATCCACCTCGACATCGAGTGCCGGGATGAAGACCACGATGGTCATGTGGGTGACGGCAGTCACAGTGCCGGAGTAAGCTACTTCGTTTTCGTGAATATCCTGGCGGACGGTTTTCTTAGTATTAAACATTAACTTCTACCTCGCTGATTTTGTATGCTTCATCGTGGACCTCCCCACCTAAACCTTTCGGCTATAGTTTGGGCTTCTCCGTGGGTTGTAACCCCACGGTAAGTCTCTGCGTAACCCGAAGGTAGAGATACGACCCGAACTTAGCTAACAATGCCTGACGGCATTGGTCGCCACATAGGGGTTAGTCTCTAGCAAAGTTCTCGCAACACAGTGTAATCCCAACAGATGGGCCCGGGCTGTTGAGTCGCCACGGGGGGCTCAACAGTGAATGCAACTGTTTAAGGGAGTACAATGTGCATTGGGTTCTACGCTCAATGTCAGGAACTTTAGCCTTACACTGAGACCATGCCTTCTTTGACATGGGTTTTGTTACCTCGCGGATGAAATACCGGGCACCAATGTTATAATTGGGAGCTAGAAAACCAGCAGGCTTTCCTGTGGTACGAACGGCTCCTGTTTTTGAAAGTTTTTGTAAAATAACGACCTAGCAGCTTGGCCAACGGTATAGAATGCATGTATAATATATGTATGAAATGATACTACATAACTGTCGGAGGAATCTTTATGGCATTGCCCGGTATGCTTGAGCTTACGAAGGAACAAACGCAACGGCTTGTGAATATCATCGAGGATAAGCAAGGTTGTATTTGCAACGTATCTAATAGTATGCGCACAGTCTGGATTACTTCTGATGACGGTGAAAATGAACTTAGGGTTTCATTTCTTTGTAATTTTGCTTTGGTTATTTCACGTGTTAGGTTTTCTATAAAGCGTCATGGTACAATGTCTCTGTTGCTCGATGCGTTGAAAGAAATTTGCGAAGACTATGGTGTGCATCGTATCGTTATGCAATCTGTACTAACTCGTGAAATGGAAGTCTTTTGTCATAAAGCTGGGTTTCGAGCAGACCCGAACGCAACAATGGAGGTTGATGGGATTCTTACAGGGGATTATAAATTGGATTTTTGAAAAAACACGACATTTGTATTCCCATCTGTGCCGGTGAACATACCGAACATGAAATAGCGATATTTTTTCATGATATGCTCCCACCATTACATATCCGATTTCGCTGCATTGCACTTTTTGCACAGCATCTGCAGGTTGTTGTCGGTGGTATGCCCGCCCTTGCTCCAAGGAATGATGTGGTCGCCTTCCATATCCTCAAAGGCGTACTCGGTGTTGATGCCATTTGCAACGCACAAAGGACACTTGTGACCTTGCCGCTCATAGGCGCGGAGTTTCTGCGACTCAGTGAATGCACGAAGGGACAGATGTTTTTCGTCGCGCCAAGTACGGTCAGAGAGAATGAACGGGATGATGCCTGCCTTCTTGGTCACATCATCATCCAGTACGAGTTTCTTGATGTCAGCTTCCAGAGCGTTGCTATTATACTGCTTTGCATGATACTGGTTATAGAGCAGACCCCATGCCTGTGTATCCGTAATCCCCTTCCGCTTCGTCGGGAACAACATCTTCGCCCAGTTGATGACAGACTGGAAGTAAAGCCAGAGGTCATTGGCATCCTCGTCATGCTGGTGAACCGCCATGTACATCTGCCCAGATTCAAGGCCATCGCGGTCAGCAATCCATGCCAGTGCTTTTTCCAGCAACTCCTGTCGAATCGGGTTGCCCTTCAAATAGCCGTCAGCCATCTTTGCAGCAACACAGTTGCGTTTCGAAAAGTAGTTCTTGGCATCGGCCAACCATGGTCCCGTGTATGTAGCATTCAGCAGTTCCTGCGGAGTCAGAATCTCGCCAGCGATGTTAATGCGCTTGAACCATTCCAGTTTCTCGGCTTCGGTGCCTTCGCAGATGTAGACCGTCAGTTCATAGTCCAGAATTGTCTGCTTTTCCTCGTTGGTCAAGTTTTGGAAGAACTTGTCGTTGCTATTGATTTTGATAGGAAAATCCTTGTTGATGTACTGAGCAATAGAAATCGTCCGCTGTTGTCCGTCGAGAACCTCATAGGAATCCGGGCCTGTCTTGGACCAGTACATAACATTCAGCGGGAACCCGTTCATTACGGAATCAATGACAGCAGCACGCTGTTCTTCTCGGTAAATAAATTCACGCTGGAAGGACGGACGAATCGTAAGACGGTCATTGTAGCCAAAGACACCGCCATCGCCATTGTCTTTGTAGTTCTCGACAAGGTCAGATACCTTGATTCTGGTTTCTGTGATTTTCATAATTATAGTCTCCTTTACATCTGTGGACGAATATATGTGTCAAAGTATTTACAAAAATCATCGTAATACAGAGGGTTGATGCGATATTGACAGCTAATATAGTTGTCATAAGGGCAGGTCTCATCTTCTTGTTGCTGTATCATTTCGATGGGCTTGCCGTTATAATTGAAAAGATGCCAACCAATGAAATTTTCATCATAATCTTCTTTCCATTGGTTTCCGCCTTTAATCAACTCGTCGAGCCATCTATATAAAGCAATACACCCTTTTTTTTCAAAAAAACTGTCAAATAACTTCTTGTTGTTTTCGAGTTCTTGTGTAGTCGTATTTGCTGAACGATTATCGTTTAAAAGCTTGCGTGCGAGTAGAATTGTGATATCCTTGATATCAACTTCTTCTGTATTAACAAACTGGATTTTTGCCAAATCTTTATAACACGCTTTGTGGCAGTGACTCTTCAACTCGTCAACGCTGGTATTATATAAAACAGGTAAAATAACATTTTCTCCATCATTGTTTTGGCGCACCAACAATGACTTTAATTCTTTTTCTGTCCAAGTTCTATCGTAGAAGCCTTTTGAAATGACAATTACACCAAAGCGACACTTCGCTAATCCGTCTTGAATTTTTCGCGCCCAGTCGTCGCCCCACTCAATCGAATCGGAATCGTAAAAGATTTTAACGCCAAGTTTCTGGAAGGATTTATACAATTCCTCAACGAATTGCTTTTTGTCAGCGTGTGCGTGGGAAATAAACACATCATATTCTGCCATCATTTATTCTCCTCTTCAAAATAAGAATTTTGGATATTTTGGATTTTCATAGTTATTCACTCACTTTCCGGCAAATCAAAATTCTTTTGTAAGGCACCTTCGCCCTTCCGTTTTTAATGTAGCAAGCCAACCTATTCCCTTCGTGATATTGTCCCGTATTTCCTTGCTGGTAGTACAAGTCCACAAACTCTTTGGAAGCTCCGCGCCATCCACTAGGCACAATATTTGCATCAGCACAACCCACAATCTCAAACTCATCCGGATTGTACTTATCCATGAATGTAATCGGCACTCCCATAACGCCCCTGTAATCCACCGGAATATCCGCAATCCTATCCACATTGATGGCGTCGTAATTATCATAGTGGGGGTATCTCTCCTCCGCATCCGGCAGAGGATTTCCGTCATCGTCATAGTACCGTTGCCAAAGAATCAGTTTCTCGTGGCGCTTCTGGATGTCGAGGTTGGTGAACCATCTTGTTAGACCGTTGATTTTCTTGGTCATTCCATTTGGGGTATCAAACTCGGAAGGTGAGCTATAGCCAATCCACACTTTGTTTTCTTTCAGAAGTGGAAAAAGCTCTTTGTATGTAATGGCGTTCTTATTCCCGATAATCAGGAACTTTTTGCCGTGCTGCATCAGTGTACCAACATACTCGCGAAATAAGCTGAACGGCTCATTGGTTACCACGATGTCGCACTCATCCAGCAGTTTAATGCACTCAGCATTCCGAAAGTCACCGTTCCCCTCCAAAGGCGTTTTGACTCCAACCTCCACATTGTTGTCATCCCCGCCCTCGTACTCCATCTTGTAGGTGGGCTCGGTGCGGTCGTAGTGCGTGGAAATCAGCTTCTTCAAGCCGAGCTCAGCGAAGTTCAGGTGGAAATACCGCCAGAAAGCAGACCAAGTTGGGTCGTCACAGTTGCAGAATACGACCTTGCCTGCGAAATGCTTTTTGTAGTGCCGCAGTTCCTCCGCGACATCTTCGATTCTGGTGTAGAACTCGTCGTTCTTCGCATCTTTTGCTTTATGCAGGTTATCGTTCTTTGCCATCTCCGTATCCTCCTAAAAACAAAACCCCCGATGCCAAAACATCGGAGGTGTAAAAATCAATTATTTATCGTTCAGAATCCCCAACAACTCATCGAGGCTGGTCACATACCGGTATTTCTCAGCCATCTCGCTAGGCACCGGAATCAACTCACTCATGTAATAAAGAACCTGCACGCCATTGCTGGTGCATTCGTTATACTTGTCGGTATCCCGCTGCTTTCGTGCCTCGAAATCCCTGTCATCGCTGCCGTAGGGATAAAAGTGCTGCACCCCCTGACACTCGATGGCGATGTTCTTGCCCGGCAGGAAGAAATCCAAGCGCTTCTTCCCCATCCACGGAAACATCTTTTCCCGCTGATACTCGATGCCATTGCATTTCAGCATCATGAGCACATCGTTTTCGAGATAGGACTTCTCGCGCAGGAAATCTTCCGTATTCCGGTAGATTACCGGCTTGGCAGTCTGGTTGATTGCCTTTTCCGGATTCAGTTTCTTGTAATGAACGGTCGTAGGTCGGATATAGACGACTTTGCCGCTTTGCAAGTGCCGGAAATGCCCGCAGCGCTCAGATTTGAGCACGCAGAAGCCTGCAAATGCACGTTTCCCGGCACCGTCATTCACATAGACGACGATGCCCTTTTTGAGGTCCACGATAGTCTGCTTGGAGGTGTTCAGGCATTCTCTGACATCCTTAACCGATTCCTGTTCGCCGTTTGCATGTACGATGCGCTGCTCGACCTTCCGACTCAAACACCGCCGTTTCCAAAGGCATATCGTATGCAGCCAGATTTGCAGTATCAGCGCCGCCGAACTCGGAGCCGTCACAGAGTTCCGTATATGTAGGGAATCGCGCTCGGTTCGCAGCCACCGTTCCAGCAGGTTGCCAGACTCGTTCAGAACGGAAAGGCAGCCGTATACCCCATTCCTGGTGTTCACCGCCATCATTAACCCGTCCACACCGAATTCCTTCTCAGCCTTTCTCAGCTCGACAAATGCCGTCATTTCCCGCATCCGCCAGTTATCGGTAGGCATGACCATGGTGCAGGTGTTCTCACCCTCAAAGCCCACGAGAATCGGGCACAGGAAAGTCGTATCAGCCCTTCTGTGGACAAGGATATAGAATGATGCACCGTAGGTATCATCCACCTTGATAGCGTACTCATCGTAGGGCTCAAGCCCATACTCGCCGCTGTTCAGTCGGAAATCACTGATGACTGATTCGTTGTCGGTCGTGAGTTTCGCAATGGTAGGCAGCTGCAGGATACGAGTAAGACCCTTGACGACCTTATAGCAATCCGTTCCTTGCCTCTGCATCCGGTACTTGTCATGCGTCAAGTAGAATTCGCGTTGCCATTCGACGCTTTTGTTATTCATGAGTAGTCCTTACTCCCGGCTATTTCTGCCGAGAATCTGTAGGTATGTTATTTTTCTGTATCAAGTGCTTTTAGCATCTGTTCAGCCAATGCCACCGAAAGCAGCGGCGGGACTGCGTTGCCGATTTCTAATCGTTTCAGGCAATCCGAGCCGTAGAACTGATAGTTGTCAGGAAAACTTTGCAACCGTGCTCCTTCGCGTATCGTGAGTGCCCTCGAATCTCTCGGATGGATGCATCTCGATGAGGAGGGGCAGGCAAAGTTCCGTGTGATGGTAGTGGCGGGTTTCTCCCACCAGAGTTTTGCGTAGGTGTTCTTGAACCCGCTCTTTGGTCTGAGTTCTTCCGGCAAATCATCCTTGCCCTGTCCGTCTTTGAGTGTTTCCATGATTCTGCGGAGATGGGCACTGTTGTTCGGGGCTTTATGCTCCGTGAGCGTATCTGAACTACTCTGCCGGACCCATGAAAGAAACTCGTTATCGGGAGGAGCGGCATACACGGTGTTTTCCTCCCCGCACGAGAGCGCAGGCAGGTCTTTAAGCGCGTCTTGCAGCGTCACATACGGCAGTAGTCCTTCTCCGTGTGTAGGTTCCGGGTACTGAAAGGGATTGTCGCCCAAGAACCCAACTAGAATGACCCGTTCTCGAAGCTGCGGTACACCGTAGTCTACAGCATCGAGGATTTTGTATTGAAGGCTGTACCCAATATCCTCGAATTCTTTGCGGATATGCTCAAACAGGGCTCCTTTATCCATGCTCAGAATACCTTTTACATTCTCGAACAGAAAGGCTCTCGGATGTAGGATGCGGAGAATACGCTTGTATTCCATGAAGAGATTTGCCCGCGCATCCATCTGCCGTTTACCGAGCGTAGAGTACGACTGACAAGGCGGGCCACCGACTACGACATCAACGGTCCGGTTTCCTATCGCTTGACGGAGGACATTTTCGGACAGGTCTTTGATGTCACCCTGCAGCATATTGACCGTAGGATGATTTAGGGTATATGCTTTCGCGGTATCCTTTTGCATCTCGTTCGCCAAGATGATTTCATAGTATTCGTTTCTTGAAAAACCGTAACTCAGTCCCCCGACACCTGCGAACAGGTCAACGACGGTGTATTTCCTTGTCTCTGGCATGATGACTCCAATAAAAAGCCCGGCACGAATCACTCATGCCGGACAATGACTTTCTTGCTCTTCGATTTTTTTCAGGATACGGTACAGTTCCATACCCACGACTCTTGCGAGTTCGCAAGGCACTGCATTCCCGATTTGCTTATACTTGCTCGTCAGATTCCCGCAAAAGACCATATCTTTCGGGAATGTCTGGATAGCGGCTGCTTCTCTATAGGACAGCCGTCTTGTACTACCTTCCTCACCGAACTGCCAAAGGTCTTTGCTGACCTTTACCATGTCAGGCGAACCGGGCCAGAGAGGCACTTGCTTCGCCATCGCTGGAATCGTGAACGATACGCTGTCCCATCCGCGTTTCCGGTTCCGGGACATGTAGCGCGAGGAGTAGGCTTCTTTGCAAATTTCATCCTCTGCCGCCGGTGCCAATCCCTCTAACGCCTGCCGGATACTGATACGGTCAGGAAACGGTGCAGGAACCTTGAATTCTACACCATACTTCTCAGCAATGTCTTTTCGGATGCCCACAAGGAGGATTCGCTGTCTATCTTCCGGGACATGATAGTCCGCAGCATTGACAAGGTTGATGGACACCACATATCCCTTGCTCTCGAAATCCGCGATGATAGCGTCCTTGATTTTTCCGCCGCCAAGCGTAAGCAAACCTTTGACATTCTCAGCAAGAAACAGCTTTGGCTGCTTCTTCTCGACCAGTTTCACGCAATGACGGTAGAGGATATTCCGGCTATCGTCGATTTTCCTTGGTCCCGATAAACTGAAGCCCTGGCACGGGAATCCGAAAGAAGCTATATCGCAATCCGGGATGATATCGTAGTCCACTTTGCCGATATCACCTTCTACCACCGTGGCATTACTCCACTGCCTATGGGTCTCGCAGGCATCATGATTGAAGTCGTTCGCCCATACCGTGCGAAACCCGGCTTGCTCTAAGCCGATATCAAGTCCCCCTGCACCGGAAAACAGCGAAACATGCGTGTATACTTTGTTCTTATTCATTTTTGGTCCTATAAAAACCGATGCGGAATCACTCCGCATCGGATACTTATTTACAAAAAATGAGCGTTAAATGCGCGGAATACACAAAAAACACACGCGCTCATTTATCGAACGCACGCGTGTGTTTAAGATGCTTTTTGTTGGTCGTTGTGCTTAAAAAATAGCGGTATCTTCAACGTCTTTGCGCCGCATCGGCGATTCGCTCTTTCGCAACAACAAAAAAATCGGCATCCTTTTCGATGCCGATAAAGTTTCTATTGGTATTTATTGTCGCCACGCCGGTCGAGCCGCTTCCCATACAGAAATCAAGGACCGTATTGCCCTCATTCGTGTAACTCCTGATGAGCCACTCACACAACGCTACGGGTTTCTGCGTGCCGTGCGCTGCGCATTTCTGCTTATCAGTGGCAAAGGTCAAAACGCTCGTGGGAAATCTCTCTGTGCTGTCGTAGCTTTTTGCCTTGTATTTCCCGTAATCCTCAGTCATCTTGGAGTTCCGCTTATGCTCCGCCGTTGAGACCTTTCTCGGATGCCCCGAGGTCTTCTGCGGGTTATAGGTCGGCAATTTCCTGTAAAACACCAGAATATCCTCATGTGCCCGCAGCGGCATCCGGTTCGCGTTGAGGAATCCTACCGGAGATGTCTTCTGCCAGATGAGGTTATACCGCCACGGTATAGCCTTACTGTCCATCAGTGTCTTGGTATACGCTCCCGCCGAGAAAAGAATCACTGCGCCGTTCTCGGTCAGAAGTCTATCCAGCTGCGTCCAAATCCCCTGCTGTTTATTTTCAGTCCAGATAGACATAGCATCAGCATAGGAAATCCCCGCCTTGTAGCAGGAAAGAAGAAACTCTGTCAGGCTTAGCCGCTTCCCGTCCTTCATGATGAAATCCTCAAACGGCAATACCGTATCCCATGCCTGATGTGTAATACCGTAGGGCGGGTCCGCCAAGACGAGGTTCACGGAATGTGCCGGAATCCCGTTCAGTTTCTCGCAGCAGTCTCCCTGCATCAGCGTAACGGCGCTCATGCCTGACCTCGGAATAGTTCCTTCAAGGCATCCAGCTGGTCAGCCTGAACCCTGCCGTCTCGGATAATGGTAAAGAATCTGCCATCATCGAGCAAACCCCTGTCCTGCTGCCCGTACATCGTCACGATACCCATGTGCCGGCCTTTAAGGTAGTTCAGCATATCCTTTTCTGGGAACTCTTCCCGGAACCGCCACGAACAGATGCTGAACGGAGCGTATTTATTGATGAAATCCTCGCTGTCGCTGTGAAATGCGTCGTCCCGATTCCGGTATCTGTGATGCCGCGCCGTAGTTGCAAGGATATCTACTCCGTGGACCGTGGGTACATCTGTATCGACCAGAGGCCCGAACACGACCAGTTCCTGTACCTGAAACACAAAAGGTCTTTCCGCCTCGCTCTTATTGATGAGAATGGCCCGCTCAATCGCTTCCAGACACCGTTTCTGTGCGAGCGCTCGTGAATATTGCCGCTTCTTTTCCGCCATGACTATTTCCTCCGCAAAACAAAAAAGCCCCGCGCAGACATTTCATCCACGCGGGGCTAGAGCAAACTATGAGTTTTTAGAAAACTGCTGCCGTCTGCAAAACGACCGGCACCACCGTACCGAGAACCAGAGTCAAGGTCATCATAACCGCCATGACAAGAGAAGCAGCCTTCTGGGCTTTCTTTCGATTCCGCATCATTGTACCTCTTTTCGAGAAAAATCAAGCCGCAGAGAACAAATCCCTGCGGCTTATACTAAATCACTTTATATTCTCCATTGTATCCAATTCGCACGAATGTGCAACTGCCAAGCGACGAACACGAAAATTTTCAGTCACCGGGCTTGCCGCCTTCCTTTCTGCAGCCCGTTAGCAACCTACCGAGCGGCAGTAGCTAAATTCCCGGCGCGACGCCTATCCCAAACTGCTTCGTCCAGAACGGAAACAAGGCGAACCCCTTCCTGTGCCATTCGCCCTTGTATCCTTATGTACTTTTTTGTATCTTTTTGTTGTTTTTCCTATTGCAATTCCACCAGCGTTCCCGTATAATAGTTACAGAATGATACACAAAGCTACAAAATGATACATGCGAAAGGAGTCGCTATATGTTCTCTGTCAAGCTGAACGCCCCTGTCCTGCTTCGCAAGCAGCTGCCGATGATTGCCGAGGCATTGCATGTTGATGAGAAGGTCCTTGAAGATTTCATGACCGTTTCGGCTTTTTATGGCGTTAAAGATGGCAAAGGAACGATTGTCCCTATAAAGAAAACGGATACCGTTGTCCATATCGATTATAAGGCATATGATAGCTACTACTTTGTTGTCGAAGCTATCCTGCAATACGCCAAAGACATCGATGCCTCTGTTACTCTACCTGTCATCACTGAAATCGAACTCGGTACAGATGTTTTCAAGAAGATGGCTCCTGACCAGCTTTCAGATATTGTATATCTGGCAAAACTGCTCCGCGACAGCAACGGCCGCATTCCAAGGCTAAAAGAGTTGAATGCGCCGTACATTCTTGTTGCCAGCGAGTGCGCACACCTGTGCAAAAAGGTGGAGTGCCTTGAAGACAACGCACACATGCCGTCCCCCTCCAAAGACTTAGACGGACATGTATATGCTTCCTTGCATGATATCGGGTATTCGATTCTTGACGGCTGGCTGAACAAGAAGGATTCAGTTTTCGAGAGTGACGGCAAAAACAATTCCGGGTATGACCCTGATAAATTGGCGGCGCTCGTCAAGAAAGCTATCGGCACGCGGACACAGGAGCAGTTCTCCCAGACATCTCACCTTGGTCGCGTATATGTGAACCGTCTTGCAAACGGCAAAACGCAGTCTCAGCCTACAGAGGTTACCTTGAAGAAAATCGCCAAGGCAACGGATGCCGTGACGGAAAACGAGCTTCGTCAGGCATGCGGTTATGAGCCGCTTCCGGGTGAGGATGTCGTGGAGTCTCAGAAACGCATCGAAACCGTGGACGACTACACATGGATTCACGAGAATGTGAATTATTTCCTCGAATTCCTGAAAGCGCAGATTCCGATGGCGTTGCCGCTGTATAATCTCGTCATCCTCGAGAATCAGTACATGAGCATCCACAAGGACGGCTATGACCTTTTCGGTATTCATCGTTGCTCAACTCCCGTCGAGTATTCAGAGGATGGTGCTGTTGCGAATGTCATTTACCCCGTTACTTTCGATTTGACAAATTTTCAGCGTGGCATCCGCCTTTCTGTGGCCGTCGGGCTCTTGGGTCATTACAGCAAAAACAATGAGCTGTACATTACCGACTACATCACCGATGTCGATGCACTGTACAAGTATGCACCCTTCTTGCGCAAGGCTATCGACAAAGTAGGAGAGAATTTCAGGGAAAGCGGTGTAGATATTAAAGACTTCCCGGTATTCTACTATACCATAAACCTGAAGAAGGCATTTACGGCAAAGCATGTCTTTGCGAAAATGGAGAAGTTCCTGACCAGTCTTGTGAAAGTTCGTGTGGATGCACTCGGATTCTATGCTGACAACCTGAGCGACGAGACCTTCATCAAGTTCCTTAAAAACCATAAGAAGGTCATGACGAACGAGTACGCCGACAACGAAATCAAGGATTTCTACGAGAATGTTGTTGTACGGCATGGCGACATCGAGGACTTCTTTGCGGAGAACTCGGACTATAACAGTAAAGCCGCTATCGTCGCCTATGTCATCCAGAATGAGGCTTCGGACGATACCCCCCGCCGTCTGGTAGACGGATTCACCTTTGACGATGACGACAAGGAAGATAGACCCTGTGTTGCCGCCTCGAAGCGGAAAATCGAAGCATGGCAGAAAGAGCATCCCGGTAATGGCTTTAACCTGAAAGTGTTCTCTGACACTCTGAAAAAGTATGCCGATGAGTTGGGCTTAGAGTTCGGTGACATATACTACTATCTGGTTGTCGAGGATGACAAGGCTGACGAGATGGGCGTTCGCGTCTAATACTTAACCTATAGCCTCTGACTATCCCAGACAAAAAATAATGCTGCTACCCGTTAGCTGGGCGGCAGCATTTTTGTTTTCCGTTCTGAACATGCATTATCCCGCACTGGCATCCGCACCGGGGGCCTTTCTGCTGGGGTTCCGGTGAGTACCCTGCTGGCTGGCTGGCGGCGGGCGGCCTGCAGTGCCGGTTCTCAGCGGCTCTGCGAAATCCGGGCAAAAAGAAAACGAGAACTGCGCCATTAGCGGAGTCCTCGCAAAAGATAATTCTTTTTGATTACATTGTCAGTATACCTCGAGCCGCACGGATGTGCAAGAGGTCATTTGCGATTCTTTTGGGCAGGTTTCTGGCATCCTAAGCGCATCGCCTTGCAGTAGATGGCAGTGCTTGTTCGGTTCAGAGTTTTCTGCAGAGATTTGCTCGCACCTTCCACGGGAAAGCGTTCCCGGAGCACCTTTTCCTCATCAGCCGTCCATGTCGAGCGTTTCTGGTACACAAGGCCCATGATGCTCGTGTGGTTCAAGACAGAAGCACGGCTGCGGTTGAGGTCTTTCAAAAGAGCCTCGCTTGCACCTTCCCAAGGATACCTCTCAATGAGAATATCCTCCTCTTCGTCAGTCCACCGGCGTCTATTTTCGTATCGGAGCCCCAATGCGTTAGCCTTAATACTGATGAGATAGGCACTGTGCTGAAACAGTTGCACCAGTTCCTGGCTTGCTCCCTCTTTCGGGTATCGTTCAGCCAGAATTTTCAACTCCTCCTCGGTCCAATAATGCCGAGTGCCTTTTATGCCGAGCAGACGAGCCTTTCTGTTAATGGTCGCGGCGCTTCTGCCGAGCAGTTTCTGGAGGTCTTTGCTGGCACTCTCGTTCGGATACCGCTCTCTCAGAATTTCGATGTCCTCGTCAGTGAATCTCTTTCGGCTCGCATTGCGAAGCCCAACTTGCTGGGCCTTGAAGTGAATCGCCTGCTTCGTGCGGTTCAAGGACTTTACGAGCGCATCGCTCGCGCCCTCTTTCGGATACCGCTGCTTCATAATCGCTAATTCTTCTGCTGTCCAGGGTTTTGCCATGGTTTTGCACCTCTTTCGTTCGTTGGCAACAAAAAAAGAGCAGACGCACCACTGGGGTGAATCTGCTCTTCTTCGTCAGAATGTGAATTGTACGGAAGTCGTTTATTATGCTGCTATCTATCGTACAATTATAAGTGTATACCATTCGCACAGCCTGGCAAGAGGAAACTGTGCTCAGAACGAAAATGGCGCTCGCTGCGCTGCATCATTTAGTTGTCGTATATCGGTATGCCGATATAGTGCGGGCGTACCCATTTTTTTGAGCGTGGCGAAGAAAACTCTCAGTATTGTGTACGAGCCGTTAGTCTTGTCCGTTTTGCGCCCTTGCACATTTTTCCAACGAGTTTCTGCTGAAATCCGCACTTTTTCCAGCGAGTTTTTGGTTGAACACTATGTTTTTCTGTGGATGAGCCTATTGAGAGAAATTTTCCGCACCACTTTTTTAAAAAATCGCATGTCGTTGACACAACCCAGGCAAGGGCAAACTGTGTTCAGAACGAAAATAGCGAGACCCACGCTTTGTGCGCATCTTGTGTATGGATTGCAACAAGCCGATGCAATCCCAATAATAGCAAGCTCCGGGAGCAATACAGCCCCCGGAGCTTATTTGATGTCACCTTTTAAAAAAGATTATTTAGATTGTGCGGCAGACACCTTGAACAAAACCAGCCTGTCGGAACAATGCATCGGAACAATGTCGATTTGGTTTTGATATTGTTCCGCATATCGTTCCGAGCCTATCCCCCACAAACAAAAAAGCCCTGCACACACCAAAGCGGCATGTGCAGGGTCATTCTTTTATCCGAGAGGCCTCTCCAACACTTCAAGGATGTAGGTGAAGAAATAGAACGCGAGGTTTCCGATTTTATCGGAGTCGTGCTCGACATTTGCCATGATACGGCTCAAAGACCCGTTTTTCAGGGACTTCATGGCAGCATAGACGAGCAGATAGATGTTTACATAGGTCATCTGCTCCTTGGGCTTGTAGCCCTCGAACGCTTTCAACTGACACTCTCTGGAAATCTTCTGAGCCAGCGAATACCAGCTGCGCAGATAAAACTGTCCTCCCTCTTGGTTCATCTCCTGCTGTACTCGGACCTGATATTTCGGATAGTTGTTGTTGACGACCTCGGCGAACTCCGTATCCTTGAACTTATTCTGGTGGTAGTACAGCCACAGAGTCGAGTTTGCCAAGTCCATGCACGCCGCAGCCAGAAGCTGTGCCTTGTCATCTTCCAGCGGCACAGTATGCGTCACGGACTCCTCTAAAGGCTTGCCGTTGAACAAGTCTACATGCTTATAGGAATCCTTGCCGGCCTTTACTGTCGTATCGATGAATTCCTTGAAATCCTCGACCAGTGCCACATACGCCTGATACTGAATGTCCTCGGTAGAATCCTGAGTATCTTCAACGAAATTTTGCTCGTTCATAGTGTTATCCTTTCTCTGCTCGACAGTCGTTCTCAGCGGCAATACCGCTTGCCTGTATACTTCATGGTACGCAATTCGCACAAATGGGCAACTATTTTTGCGAAATAAGAAGGCAGGCTCCGAAAAGAACCTGCCATGAGTATTAGAGGTTAAAGATTCCCAGCCAGCGCCGAAACTTGATACCGAACAATTCCTGTGCCTGCTCGTAGTTCATGATAAGCTGGTTGCCGCCCGAAATCTCTGCTTCAAGGGAGTTCGGCAGCTCGTCTGCAATGTATTTCAGTTCGTACCACGGTCCATCCGGTGGATAGGAGTAAATGAGCCGGTTCTGCTTCTTATCCACCCGGAACTTGCTCGGGTCAGCCTGCCACGCCAGTTCGATTTTTTCAATCGCAGCACGGCCGATGCTCTCATCGCCCATGTAGTCGTTGTAATACAGGATACGCACATAGTCCGGCAAATCGATTCCGCAAGCCTCGAAGATATCTGCAATCACACTGGACGAGGCATGGAAGATATCCGGGAAGTATTCCTTGCCATTCGCATTCTCACGCATTTCTGTCGTCATCTCATCGATGCAAACAAGCATCCGGCGGACATATTCGCCATAGAACGCGGTTGTCAGCTCCGACATGCTCTCATTCACACGCTTCGAGTTCTTGGCACCGCGCTCGTTGTCGATTTTAGCACCGATTCGACAGATGATAGCACGTTTCGAGAGGTCTTTTGTCAGAGAAGTGATTTTATTCGATGTGATAGATACGGCAGGATAGTTCACGAGCCTATCTGAGATACCCCATTCATCGTTCTTGATTACCCGTTCTGAATGGTTCTGGAACTGGGTCTTGGCGAGGTCGTCGATGTTCAGCGGCAGTCCCTCACATACTCGCTTGAGGCCGTCAATTCTTGTGGCTGTGAAATCTTCCGTTGTGTTCATCTTGACGGTCTCGCCGCACATGAGTTTGACAAGGAACTTGATAAAGGTCGTCTTGCCGCCATTAGAATCACCGTATATAACGCCGTACATCGGGAACAGCTTGGTATCGTAGTTGTTCCTTGATGCGAAATACCGCAGGTATGCCATGAACGGGGTAGCCAGATACCATGTCATATACTTGAAGTAGTCCTTCTTTGCCTGTTCGACATCGCCGTAAAAGTAGTTCATGCCTGAGAAGAACTTCTGGATGCTCTTGATGTTCTTGGCTACCTCGCTGAGATTCGGGTTGAGGTCGATATCTTCATCGTTGAAGGTCATAGTCCCGGCATCATAGTCGATATGCAGTTTCGGAAGCTGCTTAACTGCCTCAGCCGCCACACGCCGAACCTCGGTATACCGTTTCGTAAAAACGCGCATCGGTTCCGCTGCCACCACAATACGATTCGCCTGTACCGGCATCTTAGGTATAATTGGCTTGACGAGTTCCTGCATCTTCTTGACATCAGCGACTATCTCGTATTCCACTTCATCCTCAGGTTGCGCTTGTTCCAAAAAGATAAGCTTCTGCTTTTCAATGGATTGGAAGACGGGCACTTCCTTGATGTTTTCTTTGAGGTAGTCTTCCTGATTCATAGTGCTCACGACTGCCTTATAGGATACATTGTCTGAGCAGGTCTCCTTGAAGGTCTCGAACAGAACCTTGTAATGCGCAAATGCCGCCTCGTCATCGAAGCAGACGATATTCTCTCGCTGGATGCCGCAAAACGCCGATGCCGACATATTCGCACTGCCGGTGATGACTCGGACCCGCTTATGGTCAGCGCTCTCCAAGATAAAGATTTTCTCGTGCGATTTCGTGTCCCGCGATACATACAGCTGCAAAGACCCGTCATCGAGCCGGTTCGCAAGGCTTCCTGCCGACTTAGACTTTGCGAGCCGCTGCACGCTGTCGATACAAAACATCTCTGCCCCTCACCCTTTCCTTCTCAGGCAATCCTCGCACACGGTTCGGAAACAATCTGCAGACGGTCTTTCATGTTTCGGAAGCGGCTTTACCGCCTGAATATGAAGTTTCGCGCCCTGTTCCGGGGTCCTGCCGCAGACAACGCACCGGAACCTGTCCCGCTGCAAAACCTCATACTTGATTTGCGAGGATGCCTGCCTCCGCTCGTTTTCCCGCTGCTGGCGTTCCCGTTCGTGCGCCTTAGCGAGTCTTACGAATTCCTTAGCCTCTGCCATCGAATAGGTCTTAGACTCCTCCATCGGCTTGCCTTTATGCGGCGTATACTGCTTCACCGCAATGAAGGTCGTCTCGGTCACGGGAGTGCCGAACACCGCCGCATTGACCAGCTTCTTCTCATAGTGCTTATACAGCCAGAAAGGGATTCTTCTCCCGCAATCATTGTCCTTCTCGGTCCAGTTAGGGATGCTTTTAAGTTCTTCCTTATATGCCGCAAACTGAATTACATTCGACTGCGCCCATCCGAAAACCTCCTCAAACTGGGGAATCTTTTTCCGAACAGTGCTCATGAACAGCTTATCGAGGGAAGCCCCCTTGAACTCTTCAAGGGATTCGAGCGGGTATTCGAGACGAATTTCTTCGTCCACATCATAGAACTCATATCCCTGATTGACCTCCTCAACACCCGCCAAAATCTCGCTGGTATTGCGCACATCCTTCTTGGCGGCAGAGACGACGAGAAGCCATATGCCGGCCAAAATAACCAATGCAACGACAATCGCCACGGCAATCGTTACCGGTGACATTACTGCTATCTGGTCCTCTACCCAAAATGAAAACTCTTCCGGCATATCAATCAGCCAGTCTATGAAATGCATCGGTTTACCGTACATTTGTGATTCCTCCAAAATTCCAGTCACTGTCTGGAAAAGGTTATTGAAGATTTTTCGTGGTTTTACTACTTTTAATGCACACTACACAAACAATATGCCAGAATTTTTTGCAACAAATTTGCATTTTCCGGCGGCTATTGAGTTTGCGTTAGTGTCTTTGTATGTTGTTGCTTCCCCATTTTTGGAACCCGCTATTCCTTGCATTACATGAACTTGCTTTCCGATAAGAAATACGCTCCCCGGATAGTTGCGGTTCATGTTTCTGTATGTTGGGTGGTGCTCTTTTACTTTAAGCTTGCAAACATCATTAGGTTGGCGTTGACGGAACTCTTTCAAACTGTCAGTCGTCTGCTCAGTAGCTTTATGCCGATTTGTAGCAACTGACTTGCCATTGAGCGTGTACACGCGGCTCATATTTTCTTTGTGCAGTGCTCTTCTATCGTGACGACGAAATTGTTTAAGTTCATACGGCACACGGCTATTGATGGTTCTATCACAAGTATCGTTAGGTAAAACAGAACAAGCAATACAATAAGCATCGAGCCAATGGTCTTTGCTTACATCGTGCGCTATACGATAGTCGTGGGTACTTTTACCATTGGTCGCAAAGAAATGCTTCGGGAAAAGAGAACTCAACTCTTTCGTCAGTGCAGGAATGATTTGATTCAATACACTCAAAGCACCATATTTTTTATTGAGACCGGTTTTCTTTTTGGCAAGCTTCTTTTGCCATGCGGTATCCTTATGCACAAAGTCGTGGTGTTTTGTGCATAAGCCAACAATGTTGCCAATAGTATTGCTGCCATTTTCGGATTGCGGAACTACATGATGGTAATGGGCGATGGACTTCTTGCAAAACAAGCAATGATGTTCTTGCATTTCAGAGACAGCTTCTTCGAGGCTCGCTTTTTGATAGAGCGGACCTTGCTGATATTGCCATTTCTGAATATTGGGGTTATCCAGTCGCATAAATGCAAATTTGTTGATTTCGAGCACAACATCGCTGATAGGAAGAAATTTCCGAATCTTCTTTACCAAGTTGATGTGTGTTTTCAGCAACTGATTTGCGGTAGGCGTAAGCCAGCCTTCTGGTCTTGTGCGATTACTGAACTTTGCTTCTTTGTTCTTGATGCCGATGCAAAGTACATCTTTCTCACAACCCGGAAGGTGGCGCTTGATGACACCAATCTCTTTTGCACGTTTGCTGGCACTGCCATTTTGAGCAGTGGTTTGCTTCACGCACTTTTTAGAAATTGTGCCATTTGCCTTAGCCCTCCGTTGACGGCGGCAGCGTCTGCCGTTGGTGCGTCTTGCACGGCGGGCTTTTTTGCGACCTTGCATCAGTTTCGGAATTTCCTCATTTCGGGTTTCCAAATGTGCAGTAAAGACTGCCGTACTGTCCGCTTTAACAACAGCAACACCGATGTTGGTTCTGCCGGGGTCGATGCCTAAGTAAAGCGGCTGCACTACATCATCGGTTTCATACAACAGTTGAATGGTAAACGGTTTCGTTCTTACGACTCGCGCCTTTTGCTCTTTAAGCAGGTGGCGTACATGACCGCCGCGAGTCGTAGGCATCAAAGGTTTACCGTCTTTATTAAGCACATATACAGTGGACATATACGCCACCTCCTTTACGATAAGTCTCCCCTGCCGAAGCAGAGGGTTGTGTTTCCCTTGGCTAGATGACGCCTTCGCATAGTTGTAAGCTGGGAAAACCGTACAAGTGCAGCTCGTCATCTTGATGAACAAAAGTACATCTGCCTGTGGCATTGAAGGAACTTAGTGGAATGGGGTCATTCCACCAAAAATTCTTCAATACCCCTGATAATTTCTGTGCGGACAACACCGCTATGACTGCCCTTGATTTTCATTATCTGCAATTCGCACAAATCGGCAACTTTTTCGCGTAAAAACAAAAAAGCAGCCATCCGTGATGGATGACTGCAAAAAACATCAGTGAATTTCGGAAAAATGTTGCAAACGGCCTTACAAACCCCTGAAAAAATGTCGCAGCGCTTAGAAGTGTGCCTGGTCAATGTTGTTTTTCGTCAGAGTACGGAGATGACAGAAGAACGCTCGTGTCGAGCACATAATATTTTTCTGAGATTCGCACCTATCGTTTCAGGTGTTTTCTCGGATGGCATCAATGATGTCCTTCTTTGTGCCGCGCACCGAACAGCCATTATCCTCAAAGGCTGCAAACAGCGTTTGCACGAATTTCTCGTTCTCATCTTTCGAGATGTCTGGCATCCAGAAAGAGTAGTCATCATCGCCGTATCTGAAGACGATGCCTTCAATTTTCGGGTTCTTGCTCATAGTGTCTCCTTTCTTTCCGTTCTGAGCATTCATTTAGCATACACGCTCGCAGCTAGTACCCCAACAGCGATAATACCGGTCACGAACAAAAGCATGCAAACGAACATAACGCCGAATGAAAGCGTGAGGTATGAGATTTGTTCGACCATGCTCAGCAGATGAATTTTGTCCGTTAATTTGTCAATTTCATCTACATCCGCCAACTGCTTTTGACGCTCCCCCGCCATGAGCAATGCCTCATAAGCACCGCCGAAACTGAATTCATCGTCCGACAGCGGCTTGCTTTTGGTCTGCATCATGAGGTCAATCAGTTTTTCTTCGAGTTCCGCTTCCTTTGCGCATTTTTCCGCATCTTTCTCATCCAGCATCTTGCCCGACACCTTGTAGCAAATGAACGATGCAATGCAAAGCAGCGCTGCAATGACAAGCGAAAAAATGAAAATCATGATTCTACCTCGAGAGGAAGCTGCTCAAACGGCAGCGTAAGATAGTTATACAGGGATTCGGCAGTCGGCATATCGTAGCGCATCCGGCGACCATCTTCGAGGTCGAACCAGATGCATTTGCGGACATCCTCATACAGCCACCACTCAATGGTGTCCGCCTTGTCGTCCAGTTCTTCTTTGAGGATGCGGAGCAATGCAGCAAGATACAGATTGTCAGCATCGAACACTACTGCCGAGTCGCAGATTTTGCCGAGCGCATGGTCAAACTCTGAGATTTTCCGGTCTTGCTCTTGAATGTCGGCAATCGTCTTGCAAAAAAGTTCCTTGGAAATCATTGTTTTCCTCTCCCATACAAAAAAGAGCCCCACCAATGACTGGTGAGGCTTTGGCGTATCAGTAGCGGTAATATCTCGGCACGATTTTGCCCTTGTCGTCATCCATCATCATGGCTGCAAAGGTCTCCATCTCTGCCGGGGTGAACTCGGCGGTATAGTCGAGCGTGGTGTCGAGTTCTTTGGCGACATCCGACATTGCCTGCAGGAACGCAGCAAACGCCGGGACCTCCTTGTCGGTCAGCGTCACGCCGGTGCAGATGGACAGGTAATCCTCCCCCACATCCGCAACATCGTCCTCTTCCCGACCAAAGACACCATGCACGGACTCGATGGCAGCGAGCATCTTATCTACCTGTGCGGCAGTGAACGGCGTATCGGGTTCGAGCGACATCTCGAAGGTGTAACAGAACCATTTATGGATATCCTTAACCGCCGATTCCGGCACATAGTCGGGGTTGTCGCAGAGTTGCTTGCCGTCAAAGGACAACATGACGACATTGCTCTCCACATCGTAGTATTCGAGACCCTTGTACCGAACCGTCTCGCAGCCGTATTCCTGCAGCACCTCGCTCCAGAAATTGTAGCCGTAGAAGTTCTCTGTGCTGAAAAAGTGAATCATCTCATAGGACAGGAACACCTCAACATCCACATCCGTCACCAGCCGGTCAAGGATTGCGGACATTTCCGGCGTGTGCTGCCAGTCGGTATCAAGACCTTTCAGACCCACGCCGCCGGTCTTATCCTGAACAAACAATACCGTCTTGCCATCGACCTTGATGCTCAGCTTATGCATCGACAGAGATTCAATGCTGGCGGAATTGATAAACTGAAGCAGATAATGTGCGAGGCAGCTGCGGATATCGTCCGCGTTGCTGTCCCCTTTCCGAATCGTGATGCGCTCAATGGCGACCAACTCAGTGCTCATGGTGTTCTCCTTTTTCTGTAAGCGGCAAGACTTATCCTGCGCAGCCAATGTTATAAATTTATTCGATGTTAGGTGATATTAAATCGCTTGCAAGTAGCTGACAGCCAGTTTGACAAGCACATACACGCCCGCGAGGTTTTCTGCGATTTTGCAGAGGTATGTCATGATGGTGAACTTCGTCAGTCCTCTCCGCTTGAGCCTGAACATTGCCACGGTGGACGCAGCAAGAAGGAACGCGATAGACATCATAGCCTGAACGCTGACCAGTATAAAGACATTAAGGCTGAACTGTACCATGTACTGTGCCTGCACATTTTCGATGCCTTGAAGATGTAAGGCAAGTTCCTCGAAAACAAACGCAATTCCAGTACAAATCGCGATAGCGAGAAGAGTCTGATTCAACACATCGTCGATGACAGAAGACGGCTTCCCGCTCTCAAATTGCCGGATAGCCGCCGTCGTTTTCTTCCCGAACTTGTAATCGTATACTGCGTTTCCCGCAAACAGCGCAGCTGACGACAGCATCAGTCCCGCCGTACAGACATTGACTATATCCATGCTGTCACCCCGTAGATTCATCAGAACGAAAACTTGCACTCACGGCGTTCGCGGCCGTTCCCGCCCCAGTAGTGACGCCAGCGTGGTGCTTTCCCGTCTCCCTCATTCTTGTACTTCTCTGCCACATGGTCTCCTACCGTAAAGACCTTGACATTGACCCTCTGTGCCTTGCCCTTGAACATAAACGGCTGGCGGTCCTCTTTCTTGATAGGATTGAGGTGTACATCAGAGCCCTTGCTCGCGAGGTAGTAGGCACAGAGCATCGCAAGGCGGACATACGGCGTTCCCTCGTTGTAGACGGGAGGAATCCCCTCCATCGTATCGGGGACCGCCACATCGGTGGTAGAGCGCTTATTCGCAGCTTTCTCAATATACTGTTTCGTGCTTCGAGTCGCTTCCGTCAGCGTCTGCCCCTCCTTAATCCAAGCGGGCAGAGACAGGAACGCATAGTTCTCCTTCTCATTCGCAACGCCACCGACCAACACGATGCCGATAAAGGTATCCTTGGTCTTGGGCTCGAACTCGATATGCACGAACATGCCGCAGTAATCCTTGCTGTCATACAGCGGCAGATAGAAGTCCTTGAATGCGAGGCGTTCGAGAATCTCGTGGTGGATGACGATATCGTCCGTATCCATCAGCAGTTCCTGAAAATCCTTGTCGAAGTCATAGACGACCTTCTCCCGCGCCCAGTTCCCGATAGTGTAGATGGGGAAAACCTGTCCCGCCAACTCCTTATCAAGGCCCGGCTGACGCATCTTCTGCGCGACACGGACACATTGCATCATGGCTTCTTTCGTGTACTCGTCAAGAGTCTTGCCTGCCGGGTCCTGAAAATCGAAACCAATACGGTTCGAGCGGGTAACGGCGTTTGCAACCAATGCGATTCTCAGCTGCTCGTTAGTCATAGTATTTCCTCCGTAATTTATGATATATTGATTTTCTATTTGAAAGCTGTTCGCCAGCAAAAGCTGTTGCCCACTATCTGCCCCGTGGAGGCCGCTTTGAAAAGACAGTTAGCGGATTCCTCCGCCGTTACGCCTTGATGTGCAGGCGTTTATTGATTTCTCGCTCAGTCTTACCCTTAGTGAGGAAGACAGGTTTTACCTTGAACTCCTTTTCCTTAACAATGCGTTCCAGGCATTCCCAGCTCTCACTGTCCGACAACTCGAAACCATACGGGTCAATATTCAGAAACAGCCAGATTGGTTCTGCTTGCGGTTCGCCGCACATCATCCAGACTTTCAGAATTTTCGTAATAGCGGCAATGCCTTTCTTCCACGAGACCGCCATCACGCGGCTAACATCGAAAACCAGAAGCCGGGGTTCCTGCGAATCCTCGACATCGACCTTGACGGTATGTGCAAGGACAAATCCTTCAGGAGTGGACTTATATTGCTTGACCGCCATCGGTAGTTGCCCGGGGATGAGCCTGTCGTGGTCTAAGACAAGCGCTGCATAGCTGCCGGTAACATCGAACAGGATGATTGCATCGGTACTTTTCTTCAGAATCCTGGCAAGCTGCTGCTTGCACCACGATGCGTTGATGACCTCGCTTTTGCCTGTCACCAGCGTATACCAAGCGTTAGTTTTTATTATCGGTTGCATATTCTCCTCGCGCTTTGGGTTATTTTTCAAATTATAACAACCTTTGCAACTAATTGTATTTGTGCTATAATAACATCACAATAAAATGTCGTTGTAAATGAGGTGGGCGCTTTGCAAATTACTTCCTGCTATCATACGCTACACCTATGTTTCATGTGGAGGCAGTCGTTTGCCTGACACACGAGGCGTGACAGGCAAAAATATATAGCCCGAAAACCATGATGAACAGGAGGTACCCAGATGAGTGAAATCACGTTGAACAGCCTTCCCAAGAC